CTGATCGGAAAGACTTGCGGACATGGCTCACCTGGCTACCTTACTCCAGAAGTCATTGAGGCCATCTTCCCCTACACTGGCAAGCCTCTTAACGGCTTTGTCAATCAAGAGCTGTGGGGGATTGACTTTGAGTCAGGTTGCTTCACCTACATGAAGGATGAGGACTTCCAAGCTCTTCTCAAAGAAGGAGAGATCTCCTACAAGCGAGCTGCTGGGTTCAGTGCCTTCGAAGCGATTGAAGTCTATGATGAGCTTGACTGTGAAGGCTCTTGCAGGAACTAAGTTGACCTGTCCAACCTTTGACCAGAATATAAATACCATAATGATTACACAGACCAAACGAAAGAAGACCGCAAAGGGCAAAGGCTTTAAGATTAAACCAATCCCATTGACCGAGGAGCAGATCAAGCTGTTCGCTGATCACTATAATAAGTTCAAGAGGTTCCCAGGCTCTAAGATCCCTTGCACGGTTACTGGCAAGCTGACTACCTGTGTGGGTCCTTGGATGAACAAGAAGATCAAGGAGTTCGGTTCTGCAGAGAAGCTTCTGCGTAACTATGTCTGCAGGGGAGCCATTAAGGATAAGAGGATTAAGTCTCTTCCTGTGAAGGTTAAGAAGCGCCGTAGCAAGGTAAAGGAACTTATTGCAAAGGAAGAGGATAGATACGACATCCCTACTATGGATAGCTTCGTAAAGCCAAGTCCTTATGATGCAGCGCTGGAGTCAGAGTCCGTCTGCTTGCGACCTGATATATATCTTTCGAATGATCGGCATTGTGATGGATGTCATCACTTTAAGATCTGTCGCAATAGTCATAAGACTCTTCCAAAGCATGTAGCGTTTGATGGAGAGAAGTTTACATACGAGACTGGCTACAAGACTAAGGCAACTCGCAAGCGATAGTCATTGACCTGTCCAATCTGAGTCCCTATACTGATCCCTGTAATGAAAGAGACCCACTACATTGTCAGAACTCCAAAACATCAACTTGATTGTTCGAAGACCAAATACTTTTCCTCTATAAAGAAGGCTGAGCAGTTCATCAGCAAAGAGTTAGCAACTATTCAGAAATGGTACTCTAACTCAAGCTTTACAGATCCTCAAGATACTCAGAGACAATTCCAAAAGTCTGAAGCATTTAGGAAGTTTGCTTTGGTCAAGCCAATTGCTTTTGAGGTAGAGATGCAAGACTTCAATTGACCTGTCCACTCTGAGTCCCTATACTGATCCCTGTAATGAGAAAGAACACACCACTCACAATCACTAAACGAATCGCAGAAGCTCTGGGACAAGACACAGAGATGGCTGATGCACTTCAGGTAGTTCGCTACAGGGCTGTGGCAGAGATCGTTAGTAGCTTCCTGAACTACACTGGAAAGAACGAAGTAGGTCAGCAAGGGTTCTTTGCTGGGATGATCATTAGGATCCTCCAGCCTGATGAGAAGGCTGTACACTTCTCTGATCTTCAGACGGTTATCAATATCATCCAGAAGGGTGATAAGGCTATCCAGGACGAGATGAAGCAGGAGAGGGAAGACTGGCTAGCTGCACGGAAGGCTGATAGGGAACTGGCTACTGTTTAATACTTTATGATTAAGAACATTAAACGAGCACTAGTAATTCCTATTCTGTTTATGTTGTCTGCGGTAGTATGGACTATGTGGGGAGTAATTTTTTCAGCTGAATGGGTAATGAAATCTATAGAACATTACGGAGATAAACTTTTTAAGTGGACATACAAATAACTTACCTAGGATTGACCTGAATATATCTAAACAATGAACACTGTCTATTGCCTCTCCGGTATCCTCCCTGTCAAGCAACTCCTTGGTCTGTATAAGACCTACAACGAAGCGTACGATGCAATGCAAGAGTACTTCGACAAGACTCTGGATGAGGATGGAGTAGGCAAGTACCTGTATCAGTACGACAAGTATCTGATTGAGTCTCGGGACGTTGGACTCCCAGCAGACAAGCAGAACAGGATCTGGTATGTAGAGTACAAAGCAGACTACGCTGCAGGGACTTGCAAAGAGATTGTCGAGTAATAATTTAAACAATGAACAAGTACAAAGTCCAAGCAATTGGTAGGCAGTCTAAGGCAATTGGCATCACTCACTTCTTTGAGGAAGAAGTAGAAGTCTCTGACAAGACTGATATCCGAATGGCTCTTTATGAGGGACGTACAAAGAGTGGCAAAGCTTGGGAGTGCATCACTGCACTAAAGTATAAACAATTATGAAAGACGAACAAGAAGAGAAGCGATACACCAATGAAGAGATCTGGGAGATGTTCGAGAATGATGATACACTCCCACAGGACTTTAGGTCAGAGGTCCTTGCAAGGCTTGATGCTACATACCAAGCAATGCATGATAGCGTTCATTTTAGAGAAGAGAGGATGCATGTGATGGATCCGTACAGCGATAGGTGGGTAGATCAATACAACCGTTTTGTAACTTTGTATCAGCATTACCAGTCTCATCCAGAGTATTATGTTACAATGGTCCTCAAAAGGATTGCAGAAGAAGAACAAAAGAAAGCAAACAAATGAGCGACACACCCGAGACAGATCGCTTAGCTGAAGAGTTTAAGAGAAACACCTTACCCGATGACGTTAAGCTAGATGTATTGTTTGGGTATACTCGTAAGCTTGAGAGAGAATGTACTAGACTAGAACAAATACTAAAAGATAAATCACAATGAGCGACACACCCGAGACAGATGCAGAAGAAGATGCATCACATAACTTTGCGGAACTTGTTGTTCCATCCAGTCTATCTCGCAGACTAGAACGCGCGCTCACCGAGGCGAGGGAGAAGGCCGCTCAATGGGAAAGAATAGCTTTGCGTGCAGACACAGAACGCGCCGAGGCGATAAAGCAAAGCGCCAAGCTCCGCGACATCGCAGACGGATGTCTAATAGCTTTAGAGCGAGCCACTAAATACCTACCAGAGTATTCGCGCATAAATTATGAAGATGCACTTTGGCGTCTTCGTAAAAAACTTGAGGAGGAAACTAAATGACAGACACGCCAGAAACAAAAGCATTCAAAACACGCATTCGCGGAATCGACGGAGACAAACACTGGGTTCCTGCGCTTTTTGCAGAGAGGCTAGAACGCGAGCGCGACGAGGCGAGGGAAGAGCTTCACAAAGCCAGCGTTGAAGCAAACGCTTTGGCGACATCTATTCAAAAAGCTGAGTATTCTGATGCAAAAGAATTTGAGCTATTGGGATCTGTTGCAGGAGTTATTTCTCAAATCGACAATATGTATGCCGGAGTAAGGCAACAGCGCGACGAGGCGAGGGATACAGTGGAACAACTCACCAAGCATGGACTCGATCTGATGGACGCCAACCGCATGCTAAAGCGTGAACTCAAACGACTTAAGGAGAATACAAAATGAGTGATACAGACTTTGAATTCAATATGGACTTTGCTTTGATGGATCAAGAGATTGAGAAGTTCAAGGCAGAGAACAATAGGATCCTGAATGAGTGGTACAAGGACTGCGAACTACTTCATGCTCAGATAGCGGACCTGCACAACATTAACAAGGAGCTTGAGCTGCGCCGAGAGGAAACGATAATGCAGTGCGAGCTACTTAAACAAGACCTAGCAAAGGCTGCAGAGGTTCTCAAGTATATTGAAGAGCAGTCCAGACAAAGCGTTACAGTGGTTGTTGGAGCTCCATTGAGGGAAGCAGTCTGCAATTGTCTTGATGGTATATGTGGCAAGATTGATAAATAAAAGGACATGAAGTCCAACGACCAACAATTGCTAGAAGAAGCATATAACAAGGTCCTCATCGAACAGATTACAGACGAGTGGTTTCAAGAAGGGTCGTTTGAGACTTATAAGAAGCCAGCTATTGAGCCATACGAAGTAGCTAAGGAAGACGGGACACTACAGACACTAGAAGGTCCTCAGCAATACAAAGCTGGCTTCTATATCGTGACTGGACCAAAGGGAGAGAAGTATTCTATGCCTCCAGAGAAGTTTAAAGAGCTCAAGGATGATAATGGAGACGGAACAGCTTCTCCTAAGAAGATTGTAAAGCTTGCTAAGCTTGCTGATTCAGATGGAAAGGTTAAAACTTCTTGGGGAGCAGAGCTTGAATACAAAACCGGAGAAGACTATATAGTCAAGCATGGTCCAGGAGACTATGGAGTGGTTAAGAAAGACATCTTCGCAAACACATATTCCTTAAATAAATAGCATGACGATGTCCAACGACCAACAATTATTAGAAGAAGCTTACGAGATGGTATGTGAAAATGGTATACCTCCGGCAGTGTTTCTTCCTTTGATATCGCTTCTTGGTTCGATCATAGGCTCATCTCTTTCTCAGTACTTTGGTATGTATAACGAAGATCCGAGAACACTTAAAGAAAAAATCCAAGCTTGGTTTCGAGATAGGACTCTTAAGAAGATTGCTAAGAGGCTTAAAGATGATCCAGAAGTCATTGACTTTGTACGGAATCCAACAAAGAAGGGTTGGCGGATGATGATGAGTTCCAAGCTATCCGAAGACGAACTTCAGTACTTAAAAAGTCTTAATAGAAGTTATTTTACTTGGCGCAGATAATTCGTTGACCTGTCTGCAGGACTATAAGATAGTCTTTAACAGTATGCGATGTAGCTCAAATGACTAGAGTCCTACTTTGTAGGTAGGAGGTTGAGGGTTAAAGTCCCTCCATTGCAGAAAAGTGACGCTTGGTGTAGAATAGAAAGCATCGCTCTCGTATGGGGGCGGGGACAGAGGCAGGGTCTGTAGCGTCATCCAATTTTCCGTTGACCTGTCCAAGTGCTGACAGGACTATATACATCATGAAGGAAGTAACTGTATTTGGGCAACATGATGAAGGGACTCTGCAGCAGATCAATCTCTGTGCACAGGGTGCTGAGATGGCTGCACTGATGGCTGACGGGCACAAGGGATATGCTCAGCCAATCGGTGGGGTTGTGGCATACAAGGATAAGGTATCGATCTCTGGTGTAGGATTTGATATAGCTTGTGGTAACATGGCTATCCGTACTGATGTGTCTTTAAAGGATGTAAAGGGAAGAGTCCAGACGATCATGGATGATGTTGTGAATAATATCTCGTTTGGGGTAGGGAGAGTTAATAATACTCCTGTTGATCATGAGTTGTTTAACAATGATCTGTGGCTAGAGGAACCTTTTAAGTCTTGGAAGAAGATGGCTATGGACCAGCTTGGGACTGTTGGGTCTGGGAACCACTATGTAGATATCTTTGCGGATGAGAATGATATGGTATGGGTCGGAGTACACTTTGGTTCTCGCGGACTGGGTCACAAGACTGCTACCTACTTCTTGAAGGCTGCAGGAGGTAAGGATGGAATGGATGTAGAGCCTTGTGTAGTAGATGTTAACACTGAGGTAGGTTCTGCTTATCTTCGAGCAATGACTGTAGCTGGCGAGTATGCTTATGCAGGCAGAGAGTATGTTGCAAGGCATGTAGTTAGGAACATCTTAGGCGCGCGAGTGGTTGAGGAGATTCACAATCACCACAACTTTGCTTGGAAGGAGACTCACTTTGGGGAAGACTATTATGTTGTCCGGAAGGGAGCTACTCCTGCGTTCGCTGGCCAGAAGGGATTCGTTGGAGGATCAATGGGAGATAATTCTGTTATCCTTCAAGGAGTTGATAGCGAGTTGTCTAAGAATGCTTTGTATAGCACTGTGCACGGAGCAGGTCGAGTTATGTCTCGGACTGCTGCTATTGGCAAGTTCGTAAAGGACGAACAAGGCAGGAAGATCCGTCAGCAAGGACTTGTCCGTCACGATGAGATGATGAAGTGGTTGAGGGACAAGAATGTAGTCCTGAGAGGCGGAGACCTTGATGAGGCTCCGCAAGCATATCGTAGGCTGGATGAAGTCCTTGCTCAACACGCTGGAACTATAGAAGTCCTTCACACTCTGAGACCTCTCGGAGTAGCAATGGCTGGTAAGGATATTAAGGATCCATATAAAGATTGACTTGTCCAAGACCTTTCCGGAATATAGACAACATGAGCGACACACACAAGACAATTGATAGTTACATTAATGCTCTTCGCGAAAGGGCTACACAAGCTGGAGGACTCGAATATGCTTTGGGATTCCTCTATAGCACACTCGCAGATTTGAAACTGCAAGAGTATGAGATGGGACGCATACGAAAAGATACATTTACTCTTCGTAAGCTTGTTGAACAAGAAAACAAGCAAAGAGCAGAGAACAGGTTGAATGATAACTGGATCCCAGCTTGTGGAGGGACAGAGGTACCTTTTGTATCTCGTTCTGGCAAACGTCTTCAATATGTCTGGCAACCGTCTACTGGCTATCATGCTTACCTGGATCTGGATTCGGACACGATCCTGTCTGATGAAGCTGCTGAGGCTGCTCTAGCTCTTCACTAATCTTATGACAACTGCAAACATTAATGGCAAGGAGACTTCTGCAAAGGAGTTTGCTTATGACGGGTGCCACAAGATTTATCTCTTAGATCAAGAACAAGATAGAGACGAAGCTCGGGATTGTGGTTATGATATTTTGCCTATCTCTCAGCTACAGAAGACATTTGACTCAAGCTGTGGACTGCAGTTCATTGACAATTGGAAACTTAACAAGTGCTATGTGTCTCAGTTTGATTCAGAAGCAGTTATAAACCTCATTTAATATATATGACAAAACCAGAATATGAATTGATGGAATGCCTTGAGCAAGCACACGACGCATTGGTAGTTGCAGCAAAGATTGCTCACATCGAGAAGTTTCCAGAAGCTGCAAACATTTCAAGCCAGATTGATACACTAGAAGAGCTCATCAGTGATGCTTGGCAACGGTTTCGTTTAGAGGCGAAGCAATCTATTTGCGAATAGAAAATAAAACATGAATACTAAAGACATTAAGCTAGCACTGTGCGGGACCTTTGATACGTTCTCATTGCGCAAAGGAGAGTACACAATCAAGAAGTCCTACTATTGGGGATTTGATTCCGACGGAAGTACTTTAGCTAACAAAGTTAAGAAGATCATCCCAGAAGCTGAAGTAGTTGATTATGGCAATCACTGGCATCCATTCGTGGGAGGAGCAAAGGCTGGGAGTTCACAGGATTCTTATCTTTACTGCAAATTTAAACTACAATGAAATTGATCAAGCTCACATACTTTGCAGCAGTAGTATTTTATACAACACTACTGGTGACATTTTTAGGTCTCACTTCTTGCAGGGTATATGAACGATATGAAATCAAGAGACAAGCTGCAGCGATGCTAGATCATCCAAACCTCAACAAACATTAATATGGAATACTTTAAGATTAATGAAGTGGAAAAGCGTCCGATTGAACAGATTAGGTATAAGCTTATGTACGACCGTCGGAACTATACCTTTACGGATTATGTCTATACTGACACAGGCGATCCCGTGGCAGGTGGAGAGTTTGCTATCCTAGTAGACAATCAAGGAAGTACTGTTAAAGATCAAAAGGTATTTGATGCAATTGTAGATTACATTATTAAAGAGACTTACTAATAAATAAAACCATGGAACATAATGACTTAACGTTTGCAGAGTATAGATTAGCTGTTCAACTTGCAAAACTTCCTAAAGAGAAAGTGCAACTCATTCTCAAGCAGGCAGCTATCCTGAAGCAAATACCGCCAAGTAAAACAAGAGAATAAGTGAACAAACGCTTGGGCCTGTACCCTTGTGAAACTCCGTATTTAAAGATAAGCAGGTCTGCTCCGAAATAAAAGGGTAGGAGAATAAGGAGCACTTTTTTTATTAAATAAAATAATATGAAACTCAATGATCGACAACTACTGGAAGAAGCTTACGAAAAAGTTGTGGAAAAATCTTTCCCTCCCGACATGAGAGAGAAGATCACAAGGTACGCTGAGTTGAGCGATCCAGATTTAGAACATACTGCAGAAGAGGAACTTGAATATGATGATCTGCAGAAGTGGGCTGACCAACACGGAGTGAGAGATCATTTTGAGAAGCATGCTCAATATTCTCACTACGCAAGGTCTTCTTCAAAAGGACAAGATGACCATTTACAAATGAGACAAAGGTTTATGAATCCTTTGAGAGTTAATAAAGACGGCAAAGCTAATAAAACAGACATTCAAGGTCGAAAGACCATGATTCGAGACTTGAAGTGGTAAGATTATGAAACCTACTGACCAACAACTTTTAGAAGAAGCTTATTCAGCTATTAACGAGGGAAAAGACAATACTCCTGTACAAATATTAAAAGGTCCAGTCATGACTCATGTAACCATTGAGGACTACTATGTGAGTCTTAATGGTACTGATTACCTTTATCGTACTACGCACACACCAGGACCAAGTAAGCGTCCAGGCAGCAACATCAAAAAAGAGGAATTGTTTATAGGATTTGGAGACAGCGATCCAAAGCCAACTCCAGGTTCCAACGTAGTCGATAGTCCTTCTCACGAGAAGACCCTTAAGTTAATTCGCAAGGCTGTAGCTAACCCAGCTAATAGACCGATAGAAAAAGTCTCTCGTAAAGACCTTCGTGACAAATACTCAAAACCCTCTGATCTTGGAAGACAGAAACCGTACGGATCTACAGGAACCACTGGTTGGTAAAATACACAATCTTATATGAAAACCAAAGACCAACAACTTTTAGAAGAAGCTTACACCTCAGTTAATGAGGGAGACGGTGGCATGGTAAGTGTAGAGATACCTTCTAAATTATGGAAGGCAGCCTTAAATGCTCACAAATTACCAAACTCCCCTGAAGTACTAGCAATGGTAATGGGTGAAGTTGTAAATCTTTATTTGCAAAATAAACAATCAAAAAGACAAGAACAAAAAGACTTTCACAATTACATGAAGAAAGTCCATAGCGGAGAAGCCAGAGAAGATTAATAGTTGACAAGTCCTATAATATCCTGTAGAGTCTTTACATGACTGAAACGGATAAGCAAAGAGCATACGCTCTTTATAAATTTGTTGGAGCTGATCCTATTGATGTAGCAGTGAAACTTGAAAAGGAACGGGACGAGCTTAAAGATATTATTCGTAGAGCTAGCGTTGCTTTTTGTGAGGACGGAACTGATAGAGAAATCTGCGCTAAAATGTTTAGTATACTTGGAGAGGCGAGTAATCCAAAAAAAAGTAATGTCCTTAACAAGATGAATAAATAATTTACAAAATTTGGTCAAGCGCATAGGCCTGCAAAGCCATATCCGCGACAGATGACAATGCAATGCTTCCGGAAGCAACATTTAATCTGTAGGGAACTTCTCCTGTTGTTACGCATGCGTCCATAAAATACTTGGAGGGCCAGCAACGGAATGAGAGGTCTTGACCAATCTCTTTGTACAGAAAAATCAGAGGCTATTGATAAATACTTTTACTATGTCAAAAGACCAACAACTTCTTGAAGAAGCATATCAACAAATTTTAGAAGGCAAGTACTTAGATTCTTACGGAAGATATAAAGGCAAAACAAAGGGTAAGCCGCTTGGGGATTTTGACGATACAGCAAGAGAAGAACTCCGCAACGATGAACGGAACGCTGGGTTAGAAACAGATGTAGATATTCCCTCTGAACCAGAAAATTCTCCACTTCCTTCAACTGGTTCTTCTGAAACTCCAGCAGCTGCACCTACTATAGATTTTGATCTTTCTTCATTAGCTGATAAGAAAATAATTCCAGTAATGTGGGATTACCCTGATGTGGTTATTCAAATTGATGGCAAAACAGTAGGACCAATGGTTAGTCGCGATGAGGGAACGGAATTAGCAAACCAACTCAAAGCGGGAAACATTGAGCACGAACTCGTTCAAAAATTTTTGAGGGCAGCTAAACAAATGGGAGATTTAGACAAACTGTAGTATATATGAATTCGCGAGATCAATTGTTATTGGAACAAGCTTATTGTTCGATTTATAAATCTACTAATTTTCAAAAGTTAGCAGAGAATGATTTGCGGACAATAGAACAGTTAATTATCGAAGGGTTTTTTGATGATGTGGCAAACAAAGTAAACAGCATTTGGGGAAAGACAAAAGAAGCTGTTTCAGCTGTTGCTAGTAAACTATCATCTAAGTTAGCTAGTACTTTAGCTACGACAATTTTTAATAAACTCGAAGAAGGAGAAAAAGAAAAGTTCCTACAGATTATTGCTTCAGGCAAGCTTCCTTCAGAAGGGAAAAATATTGCTAAACAAGCAGCTTCTTCAGGAGAGGGACAACAATCCGAATCATTTGAAGACAATAAATCTTTTTTAGCTCATTTGTTGTTTACAGAAGAGAATCTCAGATATGCGTTAGAAGGAAGTTTACTCACGGAAGGTAAAAATACAGGAGAGTTAAACAAGTTGGCTAAAGAAGTAGCACAAAAGATAAACGCTTTGTATCCAAAAAATAAAAAAGCAATGGCCAAAGCAATTCCCAAATTTGCTCAGAATGTTTCTAAAAAATTAGGCATACAGCCTCAGGATGCCGCTCAACCTCAAACGAACCAACCAGAACAAACTCCTTCCGCGCCCAACGACAAACAAGAAGATAAACAACAAGAGGGAGATCTTGCATCAGCTTATGACAAAGCAATGCAGAGATGGAATAACGACAAGCGAAACGAAACGGATCCTTATGGAACCAACAGCGACTCAGAGGACTCGGCCTCAAGCTCAGACAAACAAATTCAACCTGCTAACAATTCTTCCAACCAACAAGAACAACCTAATAAACAAGAAGGAGAAAAAAACGCTCCTGGGATATTCCAAAAGGTAATGGCTTTTGCAAAAGCTCATCCTAAGCTTTCAGCTGTAGCTGGAGCTGCTTTAGCTGGGCTTGTTGTTGCTGCTTTTGCTGGTTCTGCTCCCGTCGTCGGTCCAGCTATATTTGCTGCAGCAAAAGTTGCTGGCATCACAGCAGTTGGAGATGTTATACAAAAGGCAGTTAGAGGGAAAGAACAAAACTGGAAAGAAACTGCAAAACGAGCAGCAACCGGTGGAGCAATTGCTGCAGGAGGAAGTATTTTATCAGCAGGTCTTGGAGCAATAGGAATTGATTTAAGTAATATTATTCCCAAAACAGTTCCTGACAATCAGATCGTAGATTCTAGCAAACACGGATTTGGATACAAAGAACAAGAATATACTAAGTGGCTTGGACACGAAGTTCCAGGAACAAGACACGTTACCAGCCAATATAATCCCGGAGCAGTTGATGCTGTTAACGCAGAATTTCGAGCTAAGGGAATGTAAACAATTTTCGTTGACTATTCGTGCGAAGGCTGTATGATGTTTTCATGGCATCAAAGTCTTATATTGTTAATTCAAATTCTACTTCAGTTAATGGCACCCACTTTCAAGGCAACGTGCGTACCACATACGACGAGCTCGTAAACATTCTAGGTCAGCCAAAAAAAGGTAGCGCGGACGAAAAAACAACGTGCGAATGGAGACTAGAGTTTGAAGACGGAGCAGTTGCTACAATTTACGATTGGAAGATGGGAACTACTCCTAAGGATATTTACAATTGGCACGTGGGAGCAAAGGATCATACGGCATTAGACAATTTGCAGGAAGCGTTGAATATTCCAGTTGTAAAAGCAAAATACTAACATGAAACAATACAATACAATTCACGAATTAGTTGCAGACGCGAAACGAAAAATTAATGATTTAAACAGCATCGTAGACATTCTTCTTTCGGGTTATAGAACAGCATCTGAAGTAATTGATGAACAAACTGATCACAGAAAACACTACGTGGATCAACTACGAGAATTAAATAACGAACTGTCGGCGATCACTGATACACATCCAGCACTAAAGACAGAAAAGCTTGCTCAAGACGTGTTTGCTAATATGATTGATATAGCGTACAATAGGTAGAGATGAACCCTTTAAAAGAATATTATTCAACGCATAACTGGTTTCCAAAACAAATGCCTTGTGTTATTATTAATGGAGAAGCGGTTCCTGTAGAAAATGTGGAGACTGTTAATATAGAGGAGGATGCGTCAGGCAGAGACCTATTAACATTCAACTGGAAAGGAGAACAACTACAATCTTTTGTTGTTCTCAAATACGTATAATAAATGAAGGGATATTGGGACCACAAAACAAAACCTTCTATGTTTGTTGTCATAAAAGATGGAGTGGAAGTTTATAGAGGACCTTTTGTCGAAGGATACAAAATGATTTCAACAACAAGATGTTACAAAACAGAAGTAGCAAAGTATTTTAGCGAACCTGCTTGTTTGACTCCCAAAAAATAAAAGTTGTCTTGTCCGTTTGTCAAGCGGAATATGATTTTATGTACAAATCCAATATAACCGTTTATCGCGCTCCATGGAATAATATCGTTCGTTTCGACGATCGAGAAAATTGGTACATAGCAAGAGAGCCTGGAATTTCTTATCGAAGCAAACTAAATGGAGAAGAAGCCGCAGAAGAAGCTTTTCATCTTACTAATGCTCCAGAAGATTGTTTAGAGGACGAACACAAAGAAATTCTTAAAGAACAACAATTTAAAGGACCTTCGCTTTCTGTAGGAGATGTAGTTAGAGTTGAATCTGTTGTAAAAGGATCTAAAATGCCTGAGTATTATCTTTGTAAATCTTTTGGTTGGGAAAAATATGAAGGAGATGTAATCCAACTTTTAAAGCATTTGTTATGAACACAAAATATAAATTTATAGAAACCACTGGGTGTACTGCATTTGATTTTACCGTAAATGGTAAATCCTTTTCTGACATCACTAATGAAGAACATGACGAGATATTAAATTATCTTTTTTTAAAAATAAAAGAAGGAATAAACGAACAAACCATACTTCTCGAAAACGTAATCCACTTGTTTCAGTATGACGATTATGAGTATGACGACCATATTTGCGAGCAATGCGGAGACACGGTGACCACAACAACTTGGAACATATGAAAACACCAACACTTAAACAAAAAGTAGATCAATATGAGGCATTTTTGCACAGAATTAATATGTGTTTAATTTCGTGTAACAACGAGGGCATTCAGGAGTTAGTTCAAAATGCTGATCGCTGGAGCTACGCCCACAGAGTTGGAAATGGAGAGCTTTCAGATAGAGGGCAGCAACAGTTAATCAATAACGCGTTTTGGAAACTTTTGGATACGCCGAAGGCTGACGAAGCAACCAAGCAAAGACAAAAAGATTGGATAGAAAAAGCAAAACAGTTAGAAGAGGCTTTTGTAAACAATGATTGAGGAAATTACTAAGCTAACAGCAGAATGGTATCATTTGATTGGTTCAGACCATCACAAAGACAGAGACTGTCATTGGTACATTAATACTAAATGGTCATATGGCAGAGCTCCTGTTTATGTAGTAGAACATTACGGCTATATTTTGGATCACTTTGATGGTCAGTGTGATACATATGAAGAAGCTCTACGTATTCTTAAACTTAAACTAGAGGACGCTATAGCGGAAGAAAAGCAGTATCAAGAACAGTCCAAAGAAGAGCCATTTTAACCACACAACTAATTATGTACAATAAACATCCGATTCAAGTAAAAGCGACCAGACCGGTCGTGACAGCAATCGTTGACGAACCACCACAAAAACCAACTTTTAATATCGTTGACGTTTCTGTTGAGAGACGAGAAACTGATCCTCCTTCATGGAAGATGTTTCTAGTTGATGAAAACGGGCAACGTTACCCATACGACTTATACTTTTCCTAATGAAAGCTGAAACAATAAGATATTTTAAAAAAGCAGAAAAGATTCAAGAAACTCTTCGAGAGTTTAATTTTCATCATTTCGAGTATATGTGGTATACTGACGGAAGATATTCTGGATGTTGGAAGGATTTGTCCGTATCTATGGACGAACCAGATTACGATCATTGGTGTTACTGGCAGTTTTGCTTTAGAAGCAGTTGGTCAACTAATAGAAGAGTGCATTTAGAAGCAATTGTTCCTGTTGGTGAAGATTATTTTACTTTTGATTTGAAATACATGCAAGACATTGAACTTCATGACAGAAAAGGATATCATGGACCGGTTGCTGTTTCTTCTATTCAAGATATTTTAGAAGAAGATTTGCCCAACATGCAAAAATTTATAGACTATTTAGTGAAGTGAGAGCAGACTATAAGAATACAAAAAGAGGAGATAAAATTATCTTCAAGAAAGCTGGGGAATGGCATTACTTTAAAGATAGAATAGAGAACGCCAAGAAACTAGAAGTAGGAAAAACTTATACAGTAAAAGAAATTTCTGTTGCTTCTTCTTCAACCGGTGTTACACTAAAAGAAACTAATGAGTTGGTATACGAACTTGGTTGGTTTGATAAATTATGAAAGAGTACATACCAGATAAATGGGTAGTTGTAAAAATTGAAGGAAAGAACGTTCCTTTGACTTACAAAGTTTTTGGTTGTTGGTTTGGTGGTTATCTTGGCTCTAATTCTTGGAAGATGAATAGTGGTATTAAAGCAGTAACAGAAGGAGAAGATAATTGGTTGTTCGAAGGTTATTCTGGTTCTGTTTACAAATGTTATAAAGGAATATATGGTATGCATATGTATGGTAATGGTGTTCTAAATGACATCATCAACAAATCCGAAGAAGTAGAAGTTAAGGTAGAAATTATGCCACAAGATACGAATTGGCTTGACTTGTCCTACGAATAATGTAATATCGATTTCATGACGGATTTAAAAAATTTATTAAATTCCAATAGTATTAGTGAAGGTGAAGTTTTGAATATTTTGCCACACGATCTTCATAATGAGTGGGATAATTTTATGAGAGGTAAAACTTGCCCGCTTCTTGACAACGGAGATCATGGAGTATATTCTTGGGATTTAAAACAGTTTATCAGCATTGTAGAAAAGTATGACAGACGAACAAATTAACGAAGCTATTGGACAAGAGATTGGATGGCACTATGCAGATGGTTGGCATCATGAAGATGGTAAAGAAGGTTTGCCAGATTTTTGTAATAATCACGAAGCAATGTTAAAAGCAGAGAACTGGCTTATGAAAATTGATGAATTGTCTTGGGATGAATATTATTGTAGTTTTGAAAAGAGTTTGTGTTGTTCTACTGAACGTCAACGTGCTGAGAACTTTTTAAAAGTTATTGGAAAATGGAAAGAATAAATTATGAAAGAAAAAATTGATCCGCTCATTATAGCTATAGTGTTACCTGCTTTTGTGACGTTAGGGCTTTGTTATATGTCTACATTAGAAAGAAAAGACAAAAACAAAAGAGCAGAACTTATTAAAGAAGCTATTGAAAAGAACTGGACACCAGAACAAATTAAAGTTATTATAGAAGCAAGAGAATGAACAACAGACAACTTAAATTCCGAGTTTGGGATTCCACAGTACATGATTACAGTTACTTTGATCTCCAAAACATTACATTACCAGACCGATTGCTGACTCAACATCATTACCCCGTTCAACAATATACAGGAAAAAAAGACTCCTATGGTAAGGATTTGTATGAGGGAGACATTATAAAATATTTGGAAGAAGAAGATTATAAAACGTCATTTATTCAATTTGATCCTGATACTTGTTCCTACTCAGCTGTCGTGAATGCTCTTTTAGAAGAAGAAAAGATTATTTATAAAAAATTATGTGATGTTGGATCTTTTGAAATAATTGGAAACTGTGTAAATTAATATGCAAAGACAAATTAAATTCCGAGTTTGGGATAAATTAGAAAAACGATTCATCTATCCAGATAAAGGATATCAGGGGCATTATGTTCTGAGTCTTGATGGAAAATTTCATAATCTCCAGAATGGTTCTGGTGGAGATGAATGTGTTGTTCAGCAATTTACTGGAGAATATGATAAGAACAAAAAGGAGATTTACGAAGGCGATATTATTAGATCATATTCAGCAGAATTTATAAATGAAAACTATGATGGAGAAGTAGTTTTCGTAGATGCTGCCTTCAATGTAAAAATTGATGACAAAACGTATGCTGGTTTGTGGAGTGGAGATGATATTGAAGTGCTTGGACATAAATTTGAACTTCCTTGTAATCCAGATCATAATGGAGAATGTTTGGTTTGTGATGCTTGGTTGAGTGATTGTCCATTTTTAAAATTTAAAGAATAATATGATTAGCGACACACCCAAACCAGTTTTAAAAGAACTAGAAATTAGTATTTTAGAAACATCTACGAATTTTACGAAGCAACAATTAAATGATTTGGAAAGAAAACTCAAACAAAGCGATATGTTTATTACATACGAAATCGAAAGATTGCAAAAAGAGTTTATAGAATTTAAAAAATGCGTAAAGAATTTTAAACGACATTTAGTAGAGGCAATTGTGCTAATGACTGTATCTATTGTTTTTATATATGCTCTTTTTTTCTTTTATAGGTAAAATAAATGAATAAAAATAAATTTAGATTTTGGAATCCTCAAGCTAAAACATTTGTACAGAATTACAAATATAATGGATTAGTGGATGAATTATTTGATCCAGATCCTCTTCTTGTGCCTCAGCAGTTTCTTGGAATTTTAGACTCAAACATGAAAGAAGTCTATGAAGGGGATGTTGTAAAATTTGTATATTCTTCTAATGAATCTAAATTGGGAGTAATTGAATTTATAGACAGCCACTGTGCTTATGTTATTCAATATGATAATAGCTTTGTGCCTATTATGAACATTGCTATTGACTCTTTAGAAATTGTTGGTAATATTATGAAGGATTATATTTGGAACGAAAAAGGAGAACTTGTTAAATATGAATGCTGATAATCTAACCAAAAAAGAAGTAATCGACGAATACAATAAACTAGAAAAACTATTTGTTCAAACGGTGAGCAAACTCACAGAAACTGGTATTAAACTATGTGACGTATCTATAGAGGAACGTAAACTGCGAATAGAAATTGAGGAATTAAAAGAAAAATTAAACGAAAACAAAAACAACACTATGAAATATAAAAACTTCGAAACGTTAATAACTAAAATGCAAAGCCTTCAACAACGAAGCCTTGCGATGTGCGAATTGGGACTAGATACAGTAAATTACGAAGACGATTTCTATCAAGTCATTGAACTACTTATAGACGAAGCTTTTTCAGACTATAATAGAGAGTGGATTGATTGGTTTCTTTACGAACGAGTTACTCCTGGCGGGGAAATTCTTAAAGCTCATGATCAACATGGAAAAGAAATTTGTTACGATATTAAATCGCTTTGGGAGGAAATAACAAATTAATTTATGGAAAACAATGAAGGAAAATTAGACATACCGTTCCACGACGAAATTTGTGAATTTACAAATTTTGATTATCACAGTGTTATATCGATCATTGGTCTAATGGATGGTATCTCCGTTCTTGAAAGCAATAAACTAGAACAACCAGCCCTTCCATCTGACATTTTGTATAATGATAAAGAACCGGTTGATTTAAATTTGCAAGGGTTGTATTACGACGAAGGAATCACGGTTTCAGATTATCAAGTAGAAGATTTCGGAGAAGCTGTTACGTTGTTGAGTACCATTACTATGGATGAAGCTATTTTCGGAACAGGCGATACTGTTTGATGCACTGGAAGCTAATCGGTTAGGCAAGGGTCTGCAAAACCCTTTATGGTCGGTTCGACTCCGACCCAGTGCTCACTTCCATTGTAACACTCTCGTAGAAGAATTCCGCTCAATTGTATCAATTAAAGTTTGAGTTTTTTGTTTAAAAACGTCATCATATAGACCATGAAACTCTACCCACATGGTGACTATATTTTTAGGCCAGCCTCGAGTTATCATATCTTGTAGTAGTTCGTACTCGGCCCATTCTACGTCCATTTTAATATATAGATTTGAGCTAGGATCGAATGCTGTTATAAAATCCCACAAATCAATAGCTTCAACTGTAGTGCTCGAATGATAATCGTTATAAAAGGTATCCCCTTTAGTTTCCTCTAACAAACTCCCCTGAGAACAACCTTTGTTGCCAAACATTTTAAATGTCAATTGTCCAGGCTTTGTCCAAACAGCTTTTTTAAAAAACGTTATATCTAGTTTTTTGTCTTTTAAAATATCGTTATTGTTAAAACTTTGTTCTGTATCAATTAACGGATTTGGTTCAAACGAATAAATTTTCCACGTGTCATCAATTGGTAAAATTTGAGATACAAATTCCGTCAACCCTTCGCAGCGATGTGCTCCTAGGTCTAAAAAAACATTTTTTTCCATTTGTTGTAATTAGTTAAGTTTTTTAAAAAATAAAGGTTGATTACTTTTAATGAAGTATTATTCTATTAGAAATTATATGTCACAGAATTTTTTGCACAACTATGTTTCAAATTTATCAAACGAATACCACCAACACCCAGAGGTGCAACAAATGGTTTTTGGGCTGGAGGGAATTATGGGTCCTCACTTTGACTCCACAATTGTTGATGTATGTGTAGAGCGCCAAGCCTGGAAAGAGCTATGTGAAGAATTATACGATGTTGTTTTAGCTGCTCGTTACAAAACAGATGATTGGGAAACTGAGTTGGCTCGACTGACTCAAAAAATCGAAGATTCAGAATGAAAAGAATATACAAATATCCTTCTGAAACTGTTTCAATTTCATTTAAAACAGCTTTTTATATTGTGATCGGAGTCCATCTTTTTGGAGCTTTGCTGTACTATGCTATGTCCCATAATAAAACTCCAAGCAACAAACAACAAGCTGTTGTAGCAGTAAAGCGTGGACCAATTTCTGATGCGCTGAACAACAACTGGCCCAAGAAACCAGAAGCTCCTAAACAGGCTGTAGCTGTTTCCCTCAAACAAACAATTCAACAACCAAAGTCTGTAGCTGTGGTCCAACTGCATCCCCAACCAGCAGAGTATACTTTAGCACCTGGTGATAATTTTTACACTGTGTCCAAAAAGCTTGGAGTATCATTTAATGACCTAGCTAAATATAATAATATTCATGACGTTAGAGCGCTTAGAGTAGGACAAGTAATAAAGGTTCCCCAGAAGAGCTAATTAAACATCATAGCTCCATAGCTTGAAAAGCTGTCTGCAAAAAATACCCCATTTAGAGCGCTTTTGGTATTTAGATAAGTATATTTGTTATGAAACAAAGATTGCGACGAGCATTTTTGCATTTTCGTTGTTTGTGTTTTAACCCCAAACATTGGAGATTTTATTTGTCAGGAATATTGCGAGAGATTACAAAAAAATAATTTTTTGTCGTTGAAATGTCCAAATACTCCTGTGAGCATAAGAGTATGAAAAAGACACTAATTGGTTTAACCGCTCTTGTGATTTCTTTGTATATTGGCATTTTCTTTTTTAGTTTAAGCTCAGACAAGCCTTTGAATGTAGTCTGCGTTAAGGACAAAGACAATGAAGAAGCCAAGCGCGAACAATTCATTGCAATGTCTGCTGTGTTAACCTCTGGCATTGCTGAAACAGAAGTTGTTGATTTAAGTTACATTACAGTACCAGAACTTAAACAGGAAATTCAACGGTTACCAAAAAACGCTCAATTGAGGGCGCTGCAAAAAATTAAACAACTTCCGGTCAACGACATGAACAGCGTGCATGTTGGACCCAATGGCAGTATTTTTTATACATGTCGATCATTAAAGCACAAACACGTTAATCCTTCTTTGTCTGCTCCTAGCGTTGTTAAATCTCAGTTGGTAACAAGTACCGTAAAGCCGTTTCCTATTTTAGTGTCTCAAATTCCTCAATTTAGCAGTAAGCCAGGATCAGCAAATATTTTGTATCTTTGTTTTGTTGGAGGAAATGTGACCAACACGTATTGGAATGGCTCAATTGAAACATACAATCCTTTGCCTTTTGATAGAGACGGAACTCCAGCAACATTTAATTCAGAAGAGCAAACTTTTTTAATACAAGTGTGGGAGAGCGTAGCTGAGGATTTTAAGCCGTTTGACGTTAACGTTACAACCGTTTCTCCGACAGCGGCTCAAATGGCGACAAATAAAGTAATATGGTGTTACATAACTCCCACAGTTGATTCGAACGGTAACTATCTTCCGTATGCTCCATATGCTGGCGGAGTAGCCTATTTTGACGTGTTTGGCTCAGCTGATTATTCTCAATTGTCTCCTATTTGGAATTACAACATATGGGACATGAGCAATTGCGCAGCAACTGTTTCTCATGAAGCTGGCCATAATTTAGGATTATCTCATGATGGCACGTTTTCATCGGAATATTATACCGGACATACTGCTAACGGAAGTAACAGCGGAACAAATTGGTTTCCGATTATGGGCAGCGGAATAGGAGTTTCCCATTGGAGTAAAGGAGAGTACTTCAATGCAAACAATTTCGAAGATGATTTAGCAATTATTGGTACCAAATTAAACTTCAATTTTGACGATAATAGTTCTTTCAGGCCCTGTTCAGTTTCGTCTACTGGTTATTTCGCAAACGGTACAATAGATTGCAATGACCGCATAGACATTTTTGAATTCAAGGCCCAAACTAATATGATTACATTTAATTCAACGTCCAGTATTGCGGACGGGAATTTGGGAATGAGGTTGCAAATTATGAATGGCGGCAACATTCCTCTAGCTAGTAGTGTTAATGGAACAGTTGGTCAAAATATCACAGTAACATGCAACAATCTTGTAATAGGAAGCATTTACAGGCTTGCTATATTGCCCATTGGGTCTGGAGCTCCAACATCCGTGACACCAACTGGATATACTTCATATGGAAGTTTAGGGAGCTATACTATAACTCAAACGAGCCCAGTGTCTCCAACTCCAACGCCAACTCCTAGTCCCACTCCTGCTCTTGTTCCAGTTATTAAAACGGAAACAATACACGCGTATGCTAAAGCGTTTAGGTTTTTATACTGGTTAACTGCCTCAAATTCTCCGACGACGTGGAAAATAGTTTCCGGTAAGTTGCCAGCAGGTTTAAAATTTGATACCAAGACAAGTTGCATATCAGGCATTCCAACTGTGACTGGAACATTCATGTTTAATGTCACTGCAACGAACCGACACGGAACATCTAAGCCAACATTAATTGTAATAAAACTTTATCGGTATTGAAGCGTTGACTTGTTTATAATTTTTTATAGTCTTAATTTATGAGCACAAACAAAAACACCTACCACATTGATGTAACTCAAGAAGAAGATGCTTGGTTTAAAGACCCAGTAATTCCTTCTCAAGAAGAAAAAAAATCGCCGATTTCATTTAAAACGGCATTTGTAATCGCACTAGTCGTGCACGCAATTGGAGCAATTGCTTTAATCTCAACCGCTCAAAAGGCTAGCGCAAAGGAGCTAGGAACAGAACCAATAAAAACAACACCTGCTGCTCAGATCCCTGTTCAGACTCCGACACCTGTGCCCAAACCATCTCCAGACGCTCAGCCTGTAGAGCGTCAAGTTTCTCAGACCGTCTCTGCAGAAAAGGTTGTTCCAAACAACCTAACAAAAGTATACGTTGTAAAACAAGGAGACAGTCTTAATTCAATTGCTAGAAAATATAAACTTAGCACTCAACAACTTATAAAATTAAACAACATTACTGATCCAAACAAAATTAAAATTGGACAAACGTTGAAGTTCCTACACTAATGAAAACTTGGGTTTTAATTATAGCATGCGTAATCGGTTCTTTGTTTGCTTATGGTCGATACAACGGCGCGCAAGCCAAAAAGCACAGAGAGCAAAAAAGCCATGTTCTTGTTAATAAACAAATTGAAGAGTACTGGCCACAAGCACAAGGAGCCAAAGTAGTAACGTATCCAAAACAAGTTCCTACAAAGCCTGTCAACAAAAGCAATATTGATAACATATGTCAGTCGGTTGCTCTCAAGGTTGGTAATTTGTATGAACAGCTCGAATCTGCATTGACGGTAGGATATAAGATAGTTTGTTCGACGATTAACAACCTAGAAATTAAAACAGCAAAAACAAGCAAATCTCCCTTTATTGATTTGTTCCCCGAGCCAGTAAAAATTGTTGACAAGAGCATCGAGAAAAAACCAGCTGTTAAACGCCCACGGCCTTCAGCAAATGAAAAAATTGTTCGCAAACGTCCCGAACAACCCACGAGAAGTTCTTCTGTTATAACAAGAACCGTTCCTTTACAGATAGCAGAGATGCCGAGAACCATTCCTTTAGAGATAACAGAAACGTCAGTTCCTGTACCAATAGTAAACAGCAATAATGAAATCGAAATTCACTCAATAAACGCCACGCCAGCTGTTCCAAGAGCTAATTTTGATTATGTTGTAGTAAATTACAATCGCTAATGTACAGTATCTTACAAAGAGTGACGCATTGATTCATTTTAAAATAACATTAATTACATTAAAGGGCTAAACATGAAAACGAGCCGCGACCCACTGATAAGGGGAGGTTTGGTCCTGAGACGTCGCGGGTAAACGTCTCGCTTATACCAGATCCGATTAGGCAGGGAGTAATAAGTAAACTTCGTCCAGCGTGTTAAAACACGGTAGCCAATGAAGAACTTTCTGGTATAATACATTTTGATCTCTGCCAAAGGCAGGAATCCTACAGAGGCTTGACCATTGAGCCAGCGATGCAAATCAGTGGTAACGATCTTTGAAATTTGGGGGCGTACTGGTTTCGATTTATAGTCGGAATTAAAAGCGCATGCCGTGGTTGATCTGTTGGCCACGTTAAAAGCAGATCAAAAACTAAACGCAGAAGACAACACTTCTGACCTCTTAGCTGAGGCCGAGTATATCTTCAACAATGCTGACGAAGTCCTCGCTAGCTTTGAAGAAGAGTACGAACTCGCAGCCTAAGAGCCTAGTAGAGGATCCTCTAAATCTACTTTGAACGACAGAGGTTCGTGCACGAGGTGACTAGTGTGGTAAAATTAGTCATAGGTGATATGCGGTCTTTAATCACGCATATAGGCAGACATAAAACTCGGTTGGTGCAACCAAACAGCCTATTGTCTCCGTTACCGTAGGGTAGCTGAAATGTTGAATGTATCCAAGCATGTGAAGACCTTTTAATGTAAATTATAAAGACAGGGGTTCAACTCCCCTCGCCTCCACCACTTTTGGAACGATGGCTGAGCGGCTTAAGGCAGAGCTTTGCTAAAGCTCCGAGGCCTAAAAACCTCCGAAGGTTCAAATCCTTCTCGTTCCGCTTAACGGACAGATGGCAGAGTTGGTCTATTGCATCTGACTTGAAATCAGAAGTACCGAAAGGTACCGTGGGTTCGAATCCTACTCTGTCCGCCATTTTTTCGCTTGAATGTCCAAAATAAATGTGTATTATATAAATCATGCAACCAACCATTAAAGACCTAAGAAGGCAAGGATATAAAGTTCGAGTTATTCACAAGCGACATACGATTAAAGTTCAAAAAATTATGGGTTTTGCTTACGAAGTTTCAGCTAAAGGAGGTACTACTTTTATTGAAATTACGACGCCCGATAAACAGCATACCGTTTCAGGGTCTGCAAAATGTTCTTTGGAAGACAATTTTAACAGAAAAGTCGCTAACGCAATCGCCGTTGGTCGAGCTTTAAAAAAGCTGGAAAGCATGTAATTTAAATGCTCGGATGGCGTAATGGCAGCCGCAACGGACTTAAAATCCGTTGGTCTTTGACCGTGAGGGTTCGAGTCCCTCTCCGAGTACCAATTTTAATATGGGTAGATACCGAAGTGGCCAAACGGGGCGGACTGTAAATCCGCTGGCTTACGCCTTCACTGGTTCGAATCCAGTTCTGCCCATTTTTTGGACTTGTAGCTCAGCGGTAGAGCGGTAGTTTTACACACTATTGGTCGTAGGTTCAACTCCTATCGAGTCCACCATTTTATGAATACAATACGCGAAATATCTGGAATTATAATGGCACTGTGCTTTATGTTTTGTTATGTTCCTCAGATTATCAAAATTACAAAAACCAAATCAGCCAAAGACGTTTCTTTATCTTTAATTTTTATGTGCATGGGCGGATATACTTTTGGTTTGATTTACATGTTTTTAACAAGCTTTGCTTTGTGGATATTTTTAAATTATTCTTTGGGTCTTGTCATGTCGTCGATATTGGTGTATATTTGCTATAAATACAAAAAATAGACTTGTAGCTCAGTTGGTTAGAGCAATTCATTGATAATGAATAGGTCGCTGGTTCGAGCCCAGCCAGGTCTACCACGCTCCCATAGTGTAATGGTTAGCACACTACCCTTTCACGGTGGTAGTAAGGGTTCAAATCCCTTTGGGAGTGCCATTTAATACGGAGTAGCACAATTGGTAGTGCATCAGAATTTGGATCTGAGGGTTGAAAGTTCGAGTCTTTCCTCCGTAGCTTTGGTATTATTTGAATACAGCAAACTTGCTGTTGCCTGGCATAGAATAAGAACTAACATCAAACGAATATAATTTAGATTGTTCCCATATGTTTGTGTTGTCTAAATTTTCTTGCAAACATTCTAATTTCTTCGCTTCCCAATCTGTGTTATCAATTATTGACTTTATATAATCAATTACACTCTGTTTTGTTAGACGGTTGTTTGCAAAAGCATAAGCATTAGCTTTAATGTGTTCTTCTAATTTAGGATCATTTTTAATCAATTCTATTTTTGAAGCTAAGTCCTGAATGTTATCTACGGGAACATAGTGTTCCCAAGGAGTTAAAAACTTATCATAAAACTCATCGTGATGTCTGTTAATTCTAAAAATTAATCTATTAGAAAAATAAAAAAACTTTACTCGATCAGACCACGTATTTCCTTGTATATCTAAAAGATATCTCCACTTTTTAATCTGATCGGCATAAGAAATATAATTTGGAGGCCAAGTTGCTCCTGTAGCATTACTGTCAAACAACGGAGAGTTTTTATACCAAGATACATCTATAATGTCAATGTCTGGATGAGAGTTATAATGATTGAGCATTTCAATTCGTCTCCAATTGTGTTCGATTAATCCAGCCCAACCTACTTTGTTTGTTAAAGGTTGAGTCTGTCCTGCTTGTTTTATACTCTCAACAATTGCTTCGTATGAATCGTCTCCTTCTCCAGGAAATCCATACCTGCCTTTAAGCGTAGGAGAATCAAAACAATAATCAGGAAACAAAGTGTTTGGATTGCTTATTGTTTCATCCCAGTGAGTGCAATACATAAATGCAGGTTTGTTTAAAAATTTTCGTGGAACATCTTCACACGACAACACACATTCAAAATTCGGCCTTGTTGATAATTTATATGCCTCTTGAAATAATCGCAAAGTAGATGTTTGTCTTGCAACAGAAGATTGTCCGTTTTCAGTACCAGTAACACTCCACAATTCGCCGTTAATTGACTTTAGGTCTACTCGAGAAGGAGGAAAATCTACTCTCTTGTTTATCATGTCGTTAGCGTGTTCAATTAAACAACCATGAGCCCATTGCTTTTGTTCTTCTGTCATACGAGAACATATTTATAAAAATTAATTAATTACACAACAAATGAAGGTTTCTCCTATACAATCAACAACTACTACATTCAAAAACTTTTTTAAACAAAAGGAAGAAAAGAAAAAACAAGAAAAAAAAGAAAAAAAAGTTGATGCGTCCACCATAAAGAAGGATAGTAATTTTATTGGATGGGCATAAATAGTTTCATATTGCGGGTTACAATTCTGGGAATTGGGGGGTCTCATAAGCCTCTTCAGGAGGGTTCGATTCCCTCACCCGCTAATCTTTTTTGCCGACATAGCTCAGTGGTAGAGCAACGGTTTTGTAAACCGTCGGTCCTCGGTTCGAATCCGAGTGTCGGCTCCAATTTTTTGGCGAGTAGCTCAGCGGTAGAGCGGGGAGCTGTTAACTCCTTGGTCGTAGGTTCGAGTCCTACCTTGCCAGCCACTTTCGTACCTGTAGCTCAGCTGGATAGAGCAATAGCCTTCTAAGCTATTGGCCGCTGGTTCGAACCCAGCCAGGTACGCCATTTTAATATTATGATTAAGACAAACATAGCAATAAGGAATCCGTTTGCAAAAGATGCTCCAGTAAAATTTGATTTTTGGAAGGCTCTTGTAATCACTAAAAACAAATCATTCGAATTTCAAATTTGGCACGGTTCAATGTACTGTTTGTTTGAATTTAGCCTGGATTTGAGTTGGAGAGGCTGCGATCACGCTGGACCGAGCCTTTATATTTCTTTATTTGGTTGGGATGTAACGTTTAAACTTTATGACAACAGACACTGGGACTACAAAAACGGAACTTGGCAATTACATACACAAAGTTGAGCGAAAACCAGCAGAGACGCTGGCTAATTGGTATGAAGTGATGTTGTCTCCGTTTAAGACTCGCAAAGAAGCAATAAGTTACATAGCAAAATACAAATGCTATTATCCTTCAGAAGACCAAACGTATAGGATTACAAAAATTAAATGTAACCAAGATGGCGCATTCTGCGATGACGCTCCCGACCTGATTCTACACCAAGGTCGTATGTGTCAAACGGCTTAACTGTATCTTCTGCAACAGTGCTGAGCACAATGTTTCCGGAGTTAACCGTTGCTTGTGAAAATATTCCCTCTGATGTTGCAGACAATGCTGAAACTGAAACAGTGTATGTTCCGAGAGTTGCTGTTAACGCATCAAATTTATATGAGGAATCAGTTGCTCCGGAAATAGCAGTTCCTCCCTTTTTCCACTGATAAGCATACGTAGCTGTTGAAAAATCAGCAGAAGCAACGACCGAAAATGTTGTGTCTTGTCCGAAAGGAACGTTTGTGAGAGTTGTTCCTGCATTTGGAGTTAGTGTTTTAATGATAACAGATGCCATGTTTTTACTTATTCAAAATAGGGTGAAATTTTGTTGTTGTGTTGTCCGAATGACTTTTGTACAATATACGTCGAATGAAAAAACTAAAAAACAGCTGTTGTAAAACAATAAAAAAAATCTAATATTAAATTGATGTCTACCGAATATTTCCAACCAATGCTGTTTTCAGATATGAAACCAATTCCTCAGCCAGAAAATAACTATCAAATTAGAAGCTTCGATGATCCAACGTTTAGCTTGTCGTTTGCGTTAAACGAAGACGAAGAGCCTGAAACTCGAGCATTGGAACAACTTGGTTATTTTATTGTATCGGAGGCAACCATTGAATAATTCATTAGATCTCGCAGCAGAGTTTCTTTTAGATCATCCTCCTCTTGACGAACTGAACGGTTCAATTATAGATGTAGTGGAGCGATATCGATATAAAACGTTAGCAAAATCAGAAGCTGTTATGTTGTTGTTAGCGGAACATCGCAAATACCTCATCTCATTTTCTGACGCTCAACGTGCACTAGCAGAAGAATTATTTGAAATAGATCAGCAGTTCGCTTCTTAAAAAAATACACAGAAAGCCTAAGTAGGGGTATGAAGTCAACCATGCCCCAAATTAGCTTTTTGTGTGCTATATTTTTATTAGCATCGTGTACGGTTTACACTGAAAAACAATCAGAAGCTCTTTCGCGTGCAGTATATGCAACAAAGGATTCTTTAGATACAGCTCGCATTGATACTGCAATCACGTATTCTACTGAAGCAGGACGCATCGTAAAACCACCAAAACACAGAATTCCTATTGAGTCTGTGTATCAAAAAATTGTAACAACTATTCCTGTTACAACCAGTAGTGCTAAACCTAAAACTCCGATTCCTATTAACAAACAGAGAGTTTTAATAATTCCTGAACAGTATAAAAACGACACAGCAATTGTTGTTAATTCGGAAGAGTATCAGCAACTATTAAAAGACAAACAAATTTTTGAACAATTAAAAAGTGATTTAAAAAATGAACAAAAATTTAAAAAAGAAGTTGACGAAGAGTTGCAAAGACAAAAAGAATACGCAGAAAAAATGGTCAAGGATTTGAACATTATGCAAAAGAAATTAGTCGAGAAGGACTTGGCTATTCTAAAACGCAACATTGTAATCGTGATACTGTTGGCTCTTGGAGCTGCTGGCATCTATTTAAGAATGAAAGGAATATTGTAATATGGAAAAGCTAAACGAACTATTGTTTAAATGTGGACACTTCTTAGCAAATCATCCAATGAAGGCCTCCTTTTTATTAGGATTGGTTGTTGGGTTTTTGTTGGGATTCATGCTGTAAATATATGTGGAACAAGGTTACAGAGATCGCTCAATCTGCTGCAGCAATGTTGCAGACCGGAAAGGCACCTCCTAACACTCCTTCTAATCTTAAAGATCAATTAGAAGGTGTTAATTTTCTAACTTCAAAAAAGTTTTTTGTAGTTTTTTGCTCTGTAATCATATTGTCATTGTTTTACGGTGCTAGTATTTTTGTTTTATTTTTAACCGCAAAGGCGCCGACTCTAACAGTGCCATTTGTAACTATTTTTACAGAAACAGTAAAAATTCTTGCTGTAATAATTGCGAGTTACTTAGGAGTACAAACTGTGTTGGATTTTAAGTACAACTCAAATACTACAACTGATTTGAATTACTCACGTCAAGACAACACTGATTCCGTAACAGTAATACACACTAATGCAAAGGAGGACGATTATGAACTCAACTGAACCTTCTACAGATACTCTTAAGCTGTTGCTCGAATTTGAAGTAGGAGGAGGAGAACAATATTATACAAAATATTTGTCTAAATTTACTTGGCCCGGAGGAGCTTCTGGTCCAACGATAGCAATTGGAGTGGATTGTTGTTATTATTCGAGCGATGAATTGGAAAAGATATTTTCGTTTTTACCAAAGGACCAACAAAAGCTTATAAAAGAATCGACAGGCAAATCTGGAGAAAAAGGAAAAGAATATACGAAAACTTTAAGGCAAGCTGGAATAGTTGTAAATTGGAATGACGCTTTGTCTATTTTTAATAGATTAACTTGGCCTAAGTTTACAAAACTAGCAGAAAAAGCGTTTCCTGGGTTAAACAATCTTCATCCAAATGCTTATGGAGCAATCGTATCTCTCGTTTTTAATAGAGGAACGAGCATGAAGGGATCCTCGCGAACAGAAATGAGAAGCTTAAGGGATACATATATTCCAAAAAAAGATTATAAAAATATTGCTGCTCAGCTCAGAAAGATGAAAAGATTGTGGGTTGGTAAAAATTTGGATGGACTACTTACGCGCAGAGAAGCAGAAGCAAAGTTAGTTGAAACAGCTTTAAGTTAATGTTGTTCGGAGTTCCAATAGAAAAGGATCCACAAATAAACGAATTAGTGGATAACGTTTTTAGCCAAATGTCCAAAATTAGGGACGAACATGGACAACCCAATGTTGTTGCTTTTAATGAAATAAAGTTTGTTTCCTTCGAAGACGCTGTAAAAGAACTAGTTGCATTAAAAAACGTAAAGTGTTAAAAAACTGTTGCCTTGTCCGTTTAACTCCTGTATGGTGGATCTTGTAACAATCAAACATATGACAGACACACTGCAAATACTAACCGTAGATGAAGCAATCAGCCGAGTTCCTGCTATTGGAGCAACTGGCCCATCGGAGCGCGTCTCTGACCGCTATCAATTCGTATCAACCCGCGAGATTTTGGAACGCGTTCATGAGGACGGCTGGCGTATTACTGGAGCTAGCGCTCAAAGTCGTAGTCCGTATGCTCAACATCGGGTAACATTGGTACACGAGCGAGATGTCGATACTGCTCGCAACTATCAGCGCGACCTGGCTAGTCAGCCTGTTGAGGGCATTTCTCGTATTGAAATGTTTAATTCTCACGACAAAACTAAACGTTTGTTGTTTGCTATTGGATACTTCAAATTTGCTTGCTCCAACGGACTCATCGTTGCTAGTGGGCCCACGGAAACAATTCGAGCTAAGCATCGGTTTTCTGACGACCGACTCGAACAAATCATGGACCAGGTTTCAGCAATTTCTGAACGTTTTCCGGTCATCAACCAAACTATTAGCGATTTCCAGTCGCGCCAATTGACTGAGGGAGAGCAAGTCGCTTACGCTCAATTCGCTATCAAAGGACGCTTTAACTATCGTCCGGAAATGCCTAAGCGTTTTCGCGATATGGGACGAACGGTAGAAAAGCTTCTCACTCATCGTCGAGATGTTGATAACGGAAACAACGTTTGGCAAGTTCTCAATCGAGTACAGGAAAATCTTATTCGAGGAGTCGAAGGATTTTCGCGACCAATTCGTGGATATTCAGATTCAGTTCGAGTCAATCAGCTCCTTTGGAAGGGAGCTGAAACTGCTCTGAAGTTTGATTCTCAAGCTTTTAACAAAGCTCTGATGGACTTGATCGTAAAGGACGGAAAAAAAGGTAAGATCGCTGCTTAAAGTAAATAAGAGAGCCCTCTTCGGAGGGCTCTTATTTATTCATGGTTAAAAAAGGCTTAATTCAATATTATTTTAAAGGTTCTAGAATGTCTAGCGAAGAATGTACCGTGAGGAGGCAAGATTCTTCGAGTCTTGTGGTCTTTAGAAATACCGACGAAGAACTTATAGAATTTATTCGCTGTGGACAACATTGGCTTCTTAAGGGACACTCATCTACGAACGATCTATTGTATGGATCTCGTTTCTTGGAAAAAAACTAATGATAGAAAAAATATTTAATACGTACTCCATTTCTCACAAAAATTTGAGAGCATTGATTGTAAAGTTTGCGAAATCTTTGGGAGTTAAACGTGTTACTTTTTCTACCAAAGCACTATATGTCAGAGGAACATACAACGCATTTACTGGAAGTATGTTTTTAGATTTGAATCAGACCAATACTGAGCTACTGCATACTTTTTTTCATGAGCTTGGGCATCACATGGCTGTTAAACAAAAACGTATGGTTGGTTATCATTATTGCACTGTTCCTTCCATGTCTTTTGATCAAATTTTTAAATCGGAAAATAAAGTAGACCGTATTGGAGAAAAGCTTTGGTATAAATATGTAGACGTTGCTCAGTGGGGCAAATATAAATATTCATATCCAAAATCACAAAAAAATCATATTATTAAAAACTTTTTTAACAAACAATAATGACAAACATATCAGCATTTGTATATAAAGACGGGGAAGAATTTTATTTCGATCCAGAGAATTATTCAGAAAACACTGAGGCGAGACTTTCAGTAAATTACGAAGACGGGGACTTTGTTAAGTGGGATTGGGAAGGCCAAACATTAATGGGAACATTAAGAGAAGTTGGAAGAGACATTGGGTTGTTTGCAATCGAAGGCGTCACTACTAAATGACGAACCTGTTTAAAGAGCTATCAATTTTTAACAGAGTTACTTTTGTTGAAGATTCTCATTCGTATCTGATAGACAACAAACCGACGAATAGCCCTTCCGTAACTCAATTGCTCAAGCGATTTAAACGCAAATTTGATGCAGATGCTGCTTCTTTGAGAACTGCTAAAAAACGAGGAGTCACTCAAGAGCAAGTTAAAGCTGAGTGGGAAATGAATAATTTGTACTCAACCACTATAGGCAGCATGCTGCACAAATACATTGAGAATTTCTACTGCAATAAGAAGATTGCTTATGAAGGAACGTTTCAGCAATTAGGGTTTGATGAGAAAAGAAAACTCGAGCAAAATTTTCCTGTCCTCGTTCAACATTTTCAAAATTTCTACAATGATAATCCGCACATCCATTGTGTGAAGAACGAAGTAGTTCTTGGAGATATTAACGATACCAAAGTATGTGGAATGTCGGATATGCTTTGTTATAATGAACAGACAGATGGTTTGGAAATTTTAGACTTTAAGACTAACAAAAAAATGGAGAGAAACAGCAAGCACGGAAAGTTGTTTTATCCGTTCGAGCACTTAGATGAGTGTGAAGTAAATGAATATGCAATTCAACTAAACACTTATAAATATTTTATAGAAAAAAATACCAATCTTAAAATAGACAAATTAAAAATTATTTGGTTCAACGTAGTTAATGATAACTACAAACAGATCGAACTAGCTGACATGCAAAATCAAGTTAAATTAATGTTTGATCGCTTTAAGTCTGATTCCCTATTTGCAAATATATAAACAAAGAAATAACATACAAAGGAGCTGTCAGTACTATATCGTTGATGCAAAAAGCTCCAACCAAAGATGTCCAAAACATTAAACACATAGGACAGCTAACCATTTTTAAAATAAACTTTTTAAATCTATTAGAGCTCTTGAGGGACAATTCGTATAAAAAATCAGGAAAGTATGAACGAGAGTTTTTGCTAATAAATTTAGTATAACGTAGCCTTAGGTCTTCCCCGAGACCAAATAATTGAGAGTAATATACAAACCAATCTGTGCGAAACCAAGCAATGGAAATTAGCACATTCCAAAATATTAAGTAAAAAAATTCAATTGTTACCATAAATATAATTATGAAGTTTGATGATTTATACAATAAGGTATTCGTCTCTGAACAGGACGAGGACGAAGATTTGACAGCAACTGACAAAGATGTTGCTGACCCAGCCGATTTTGATGACGTCGAACCTCTTCCGCTTCCGGAACCAGCTTCGGTTCCTGAGACTCCTCTCGCAACAGATGGTACCGAGACAGCTCCTGTCCAACCTAGTGGTGGTGGCATTTCAAGCTATATTAGCGAATTAGAAGATTTTGCAAATAAGTTGAATGGCACTGAGGCAAATTCATTGCAAAGCTTGGTTTCTCAATTAGACCGCCCAGGAACTCCTTTTGACGGCATTTCCGCTAGAACTCGCTCAGAAATCGTTAGAGTAGCAGAAACTCTTCGTTCTATTTCTGAAAATTTAAAGAGCTTTATTATTAACGCTGCTAAAAAGTAATTTTAGTTGTCTAATTTATAATTGTAGTATTATAAACTCGTGGAGTTAAACCAAGAGTTATTAGTAGAAACGTTTTTTTCTTACTGCAAAAGACCATTATACAAACGTTATCAAAACGTATATAATGCGGAGTGTCCTGTATGCAAAGAAGGCAAATCAGCAGGCAGGTCCAGACGACTGTTTTACTTCCCGCATAAAGATTATCTTTATTGTCACAATTGTGTAAAATCCTGGAGATCGTTTGAATGGGTTAAAGAAGTTACTGGGTGGACGTTTCCTGAAATCATTAAAAAGAACGAAGAAAAAAACAACTCTTCTACAATAAAACAAACCACCATCCCAATAGAACAGCCAAAGCTAATTATTGAAATTCCGGACTTGCCTGAGAACTCGATTGATTTGACAGACGAAAAACAGTTGGAATTTTATAAAGACAACAAATTTGTAAAATTGGCTTTGGAATATTGTCAAACCAGACGTTTGTTTACAGCTACAAACAGTTGCAAAACGTTTTATTTGTCTTTAGAAGACAAAGTGCATAAGAATCGATTGGTTATTCCGTTTCTTAATACTAACAACAAAGTACAGTGCTACCAGACACGAGCGTTGACATCAAATCAGTTTCCTAAATACTTGACCAAGTTTGGTGAAAAGGAGCTCTTTGGCATTAACAATATCGATTGCGCTATACCGTATGTTTTCATTTTTGAGGGACCAATCGATTCGATGTTTGTTAAGAACGGAGTTGCTATGGCCTCATTGTCTCCAACAGAACATCAACTCCAGCAGCTTAATAATTTAATTGGGTATGAACAGATATGGGTGTTTGACAACGACAAAAACAACAAACAAACTGCTAGCAAGATTGCTAAGCATGTTGACAGCGGCAAGCGTATCTTTATATGGCCAAAAGAATTTTCAAAGTTTAAAGACTTTAATGAAATTTGCTGTAGCTTAGAAACTGATGAAATTCCGTGGAAGTTTGTTGTTAAAAATTCCGTGCAAGGAATGGAAGCAAAAATAAAATTTAAGTTAGCGCTTACCGCCAACTGAAGGTCCACCAAGAGCGGCTAAAGATTTAGCAAAACTTGTAGCTCCTGATAAAGCTTTGTCCCAGTCGAACGACCCTCTAATAAAATTAGCAAAGTCTTCTAATAATCCATACAACCGTTTGGCGTCATCGTTTTTGTCTTTATACTTCTGTATGTCACTTACGGTGTATTTCCCTTCGATAAACGATTCATCTGTTCCTTCAGAGGACTCTGGAGTTGGAGTCTCTTCAGAAGGCTTAGCGGAAGGCTCAACAGGAACCTCAACAGGCTTTTGTTCAATATAAGGATTAGATGCAAATTTTCTAGCGACATCTTTAATCATGTCCTCGTGCTCCTGTGCTTTTACATACTCCTGTTCTACGTTTTCTCTGTATTTTGACAAAGATTCTTTGCTCGGAACGGTATTATTAGATTTAGGAGTTTCAGAAGAAGCGTTTGTTACAATTAAAGCGTCTTTGCTCCATTCTAAGCTGTTTGTTATAAACTTTTCATATAATCCAAGCATTTCTGGACTTTGGAGATTCGGCATTATATCTTTTGTTGGTTGATCGGATTGAGGACCAGTGGTTGGCTGTTGTGGCTTGTCAGTTAACTGTCCTTGAGCAGAAGGATTAAGCAAGTTGTCAATTTCTTCATCGGTTAAATCCGGAAATACTTTCTTTTTTCGTCCTTCTCCCCAACCGACCAATGAAAACATTTTAGCTAGAGCCAAAGGACCATAAGCTCTAAATACCTCCTTTTGATCGGTTAAATCTTTAATGACATAAGTTACAGGGTGCTGATTTTCAGTATATTCGAAGGTAAAAGTATGCACTCCTTTGTTAGAAATTTCTATGTCAACTCTAGGTATGTCTCTAGAAGAAGCTTCCGTTAACGACTGAAATAGTTCTTCATATATTTCCTCAAAGCTTAATTTTTCTGCTAAAAGTCCTGGACGAACTTCAATTTTGGGATCAAATAATTTTTTTCTAATTACCTTTTCTCTAAATTGTTGATCAAAAAGAGCTCTTGTTGCTACAGCGATTGCTAAAATTCTGGCAGGAATGTCGGACCCATAAATTGCTGACATTTTAATATCAGGATATGGAACGGTTCCTGATGTATAATTTTCTGGATGCAAAATTATATTGCGCACAAACGCTGGCGTCTTTTTTGTGGACGGCTGAAACGTTTCTGGTTTTAGTTTTCGCAAACCAACAGAAGCTTTTTGTTTTAGCAATTCGTTTATTACGTTTTCAATGCTGACAGTTTTGTATGCATCAAGTTTTAATTTTCCTATATCTAGCTTAGCGCCTAGTTTCATGTAGGCCTCTTTGACAGAAATAGCCCATGGATCTACTGCTCGATAATCTAAAGGATATTGAATTTTGGATTTTTTTAAACGCTCTATAAACGAGTCGTAGGCTTTTTCGGCGTTTGCTTCTTTATCTTTTGGGTCCGGTTTTTTTCCTGGAGAGGTAGCAATTGGTTCTAAATATGATTGTTTTACCATTGCAGCTAAATCAATCAACGGATAAGCATATTGAAAATTGGGTACTTGATTAGGATCTTTAGTGGACCGCACCGAGTTTTTGCTCACCGTGTATACAATAGTATCAAACTCAGCTTCTGGAAATACACTTACGCCCAAATGTTTGAAAAGTACGTCATATGTAGTTTTAAGTTCCCCTTTCTTTTTAGCTAAAAAGGTTTTTACGTTTGTGGCTACTACTTCATCATCTTCTGTAGTTGCTGTTTCTGTAGAAGACGGAGTAGTAGGAGCGGCCGCCGCAGCGGCTGGTGCAGCAGTTGCTGGAGACGTTGAGGCCATCGGAGCAAGAGCAGCAACCGCTCCTCCTGATGGGTCCGCTTCACATAACAACGTTGCAACTAACTTTTCAAAATCCATTGTTATTGTATTTAATCCAAAAATTTGAAAAAAATATCTCAAAACGCTTAAATAATAACATGACAAACGCGTTTGATAAATTATGTGAGACAATTATGAGCAATACTCAGCAGCAAAAGCCTGCTCCAAACGCTCAGGGAACAACGCCGCAAACCACACCGGCTCCTCAACAGCAAAATCAACAACAGAATCAACAACAGGCTCCTCAGCAACAGAATCAACAACAGCCCCAAATGAAGGATGAGGATTTGCTGAACGTGTTACAACAAAAAATGAATGATCAAAAATTTCGCGATCAATTCATGAAAATGTTGAACTTAAATCAACAAAATGCCTCCGCAAAGCCAGTCTAAGCAACGACAAAGTCGATGCTCTTATTGTGGCTCCACTAACAGAGGAAAAGGTTGTAGGTATGCTCCTCACGGAGTTCACATTCACGTAGATGATTCCACAAAATGCTCTTATTGTGGTTCTACTGCTTATGGTAGAGGATGCAAGTTAAATCCTACTAGTGATTTGCATATAAGAGGAGCTGTTTTTAATTCGATGTTAAAAGAATCGGTACAAGATTTTATGGATAGTGAATTTTTATTGAGACAGTTAAGAAAAGATTTTACAACACTTCGGTGTTACGAGCTCGGTGTTATTGACGAAAACGGCAACAAACTGAGACAACCTATTACTGAACAAGAACAAGCTTCATTTACTCCTCTTGTTAAAACTATTATTAAGCTCAAAAAGTACTTGGGGTCTAAAGTAGATTTGCTTGAAGCGTCTACTGCTTTGGAGGGACAAACATTCCAAACAGAAGATATAGAAAAATACAAGAAGCTTATTGAGCACAGAGAAAAAATTGACGAAGCTGTTGAAAATATTTTCAAACTTTTGGACGAAGCGGTGTCCGATGGCCTAACTCTCGAAGAAGTCAAAAAATTAATTAAGTCTTGACATAGCATATTATTATAGTATTCTCAGTGCATGTCCAATATAAACATTGCACTAAGCGAAAGGGAACTTAACACAGCAATTTCTGGATTGCTTTTTTCATGTTCCGTAAACGTCGTATCAAACACCTCTCTTGAGCGTCAAACAGAATTGCTGCAGTTGGCAAAAAAGCTTAAGGAAGCAAAACCTGATATTAAGCTTACTGACATTGAATTTGTTGAAGAGGATGATTACGAAGATGAAGTTTCTTCTTTACTTTTAGAATCTTTCAAGGATAATTTAGAAATTACAACATTTGATCACGTATAATTTTTATGAGCAAGAAAACTACCAATCGCCAAGTCAAAACAATTAAAAGCGGAAATGTAACAATTAGAAAGACTGTTACTGTGACTAAGACTATTAAATCTCGTAAGAAGTAATGAGCTACGTTTCTACAAAAATTATTGAACTAGGTTCGTGCGCATTTCGTCAACCAAATGCTGCATTCGATAGACCAGGAGCTGGAGTCAATTCTAAAAGATGTAGTTTTGTGCATGGATACAAACTTCAAGCAAAGTTTTGGTTTGAGTGCAGCAATCTAGATGATAAAAACTGGGTTGTAGATTTTGGAGGCCTCGGTAATCTCAAATTGATGCTTCAACATCAATTCGATCACACTTTAACAATTGATAAAGCTGATCCTTTACTTCCTTTATTCGAGGAACTCCATAAACAAGGAGGTTGCGACCTTCGAGTAATGGATGGAGTTGGTATAGAAAAAGTTGCTGAATGGTGCTTCAAACTAGCCAAGCAACATATACAAGAAATTACAAATAACCGCTGTTGGGTTTCCAAGGTGGAAGTATGGGAACACGACAAAAATAGTGCAATTTACACAGAATAAAAAATTTATGAACGACATCAATATTGAAAAGGAAACGTTGTTCTTATCAGACGATAAGATATTTTACACAGTTGAAGGAGAAGGAGAGTATATTGGCCAGCCATCAGTCTTTATGCGCATGTCTATGTGCAATCTTACTTGTAAAGGGTTTGCTTCTGAAGATAGTCCAAACGGTTGCGATTCTTTTATTTCTTGGTCAATAAAAAATAAAATGACTTTCAAAGAAATATTTGAAATGATGGAGGAAAAGAACTACGTTGAGCATCTTCGCAATAGAGCTATTTTTAAATTAACTGGAGGTGAGCCTTTGATTCAAGAAAAACAACTTCTTAAATTTATGGAAGCGTTTAATGACCGATATGGGTTTAATCCTCGTATCGATTTCGAAACAAATGCTACTCTTGTTCCAAATGAGCGTTGGATTACAGATTTTTGCGCTACATTTACTACATCACCAAAACTTACTACAAACGGAGATCCAGAAGAAAAAACATACAAGCCTGACGTACTGAAATGGCACGTTGCTCACAATTCAGGGTTTAAATTTGTCATTAGTTCAGATTACGACATTGAAGAAATTTGGAAAAAGTATGTAGATGATTATGAAGGAGTCAACGTGCATCTTCATAGAGTTTGGTTTATGCCTTGTTGCGGATCCAGACAAGAACACATTGAAAGAGCTCCTGCTGTTGCTGAATACGCAAAAGCTATGCATGTAAATTTTAGTCCGAGACTTCATTTGCTAGTTTGGGACAAAGCATTGAAAGTATAAAAATACACTATAATTAAAGACCATGCGCATCGCTTTTATTGGTCCTCAAAATTCTGGCAAAACCACTTTAATCAATCAATTTATTGAGCAATGGCCTATGTACAAACGGCCGGAAAAAACGTACAGAGACATAATCAAAGAAAAGAATTTACCAATCAATAAAAGCGGAACGCCTGAGTCTCAAAAAGAAATTCTTAATGCCTTAGTGGATGAAGTACAACAAGCTGTTGCCACAGGCGACAAATACTTAGTGTTCGATAGATGTGTCGTAGATAATATTGCTTATACTCTTTGGCATTACGCAAAAGATACGCCCGGGTTTACTACTGAGTTTGTTATTGATTCAAAAACAATTGCAGCTATTGGTCTGAAGTATATAGATGTAATATTTTATGTGCCTTCTAGAAAAGAAATTCCAGTAGAAGAAAAAGAAGGCAGAGAAACAGACGAAGTATATAGAGAAGAAATTAACAACTTGTTTGAATCTCTCGTTGCTTCATATGAAAAAAATACTGGAGCTTTCTTTCCAAAAGAAGATTGTCCCGCTGTAATCAAATTAGACGGACCACCGGACATGAGATTGCCTCAGATTAAATTGTATATCAAAGATAACGGAAACGGATACGGAGAAGAAGACGGTTCGTTAATTGATGCTTCTAACGTAAAATTAGACGAGTGACAATTTATGGATAAAAATTTGCTAATCTGTATAGCTCATCATTATACAGAAAATACTTTTAATTTAGTTTGCAATTTGATTACAAACATTCAAACTACATATACGTGCAAGCATAAGATAGTTGTTCACGTTAATACGGATTACTGCAAAGAACTGTTGAATAATAAATTTAAAGATTTAGAGGTAATAGTATCCCGCCAATTGGCTCATCCTCACCATCTTACTTGGCAACACAGACAGTACATGAAGGATAACATACATAATTACGACGCATTTATGTATGTTGAAGACGACATGGTCGTAAACTACGACCAAGTTTGCAATCACTTAGATCAATTTAATCGGTTGTGGCCAAATTACGTACCCGCTTTCGTTAGATATGAAATAAAAGACGGAACAAATACTAAGTACTCTACTGATCTTCTTGATAAAATTATCATTAACCGTTCTGATTTGCGTATCGTTGACGGAGTTCCGTTTGTGGAGCACCCTATATACAATGCTTGTTGGTTATGTCCAAAAGAAGTTTTAATAAATGAAATTAATAAATCTTCTTTTATTAGCGGATCAGAACGGGAAATGGCTGCATTTTTTGTAACTTTGACTTTGGGTAAGCCATGCTTGATCCAATTAGATAAAGATTCTTACAAATTTTCTGATTTGATACTAATTCATCATTCTTCAAATTTGTATTGTAATCATCAATCAGCATTTGGTAGACATGAAATTGATACAATCTTGTCGATACAAGATTAAACCGTAAAAGGCAGCGGCTCTTTAACTCTTAATTGAGAAAATAAATTTCCAAATTTTCTAAAAGATGGTTGTTTCTTTAAGCTATTTTCCGCGGCAGTTTCTAAGTCCGGAGAATTAAGATCTATTTTTCCACAATAAGGAAGAGGAATTTCATTTAAAATTCTTTCAAAATATTTGTCGAAAAACAGGCTAATTTTTTTAGATATGTCTTTTTTGGATATACAAATAACCTTAGGATATTGACTCTGGGTATTTTTGTAATCAGCTTCAATTGCTCTAATGCAATAGTTTGTGATTAGTCTTCTTCCGTCTCCGCTGTTTAAAGGAATGTTGTGTTTAGAAGCAAACGATATTGCTGTTTTTAAACCTTTCTGGAAAGAAGGATACATATCTATTACACAAATTCTGGATTTTGGAAAAGTTTTAATCATTGTTTAAGGTTTTTTGGAGGACGTCCTATGCGGACGTTCATTACGCCATTGTAAAATCCATCTTTTAATAAAACTTCTTGTTCAATTTGACGTTTGATTTCTTTATACCCCAATTCCCATTTTGATCCACACCAATCAACAATAGTAAATGTGAAATTTTCTTTTCCATACTTAGCAATGTCTTCGTTTAGCTCTTTTGAAGAGCCGGTATAGGTCTTCCAATCCGATTCTTTATGGTCAATGCGGTTTCTAGTCTTTCCCTTTAATGGTTTTCTTTTGACTCTGGAAACGCATTGTTTTTTCCCTATATATTTTTTGTTTAATGGGACGCACGTAATTTCGTAAATAAACCCGAATGCATCTGCTTTTGGATCCAGTCCCTCAAACAGTTGCCAATGGCCGAGCTCGTTCATTTCTTCTTGGATTTCTTTTTGGATTTAAGGCCTCTTCTTGTCAAAACTCCTCCATATAGACTTTTAGGCGTTCTAGCGTCTCCAGGAGCATAATTATCTCCACTAAACGTAGTAGATGTAGATTGAACTCCTGAGCCAAGCGCTGATCCAGCTCCGCCAGCAACTGTTGTTTCTGCTAGAATTTCCTCTACGGTTTGTTGAAATTTCATAACAATACTTATATGTTTTTGTTGACTTTAAAACATCTTTTAGTAAGCTACCAACATCGCTGTTAGAACTAGCCAGAGCGCGTTTGCGTGGGTCTTCGTGGGAAGATAAAAAACAGGAGTCAGCGATTAATAAATTAAAAACATTTCTCGAAGTGCGCAATTGCGTGACCGTTGTTTGGCATATTTTGCCAGGACCGCTCAAGCCAGCCCTTATAGGACAACCGAGGGGGCATATCAATCACTAGATTTTTTGAAGCTTGTTAACCCGACTGAGACTCGTTTTACACGGAGTATTAAAGATTGGAGGTTTTCCCTACACCCGGGGGGACCTCCCTCCTTCGATCTGAATAACCGGAGCTTAAAGATCCTTTATATAAGTTATATAATATTGGGGGAGTGAATTTTTTTTATTTGTAGATTTTTTGTTTTTATGGATTATTATTTTTGTAATGAGTGAAAAGAATACAAGTGATCTATTTCTCGAATATCACGAAAAGATTGCAGAGTTTTTAAAATTTGATGAACTTAACCTTAAAGAGTCTCAGCTAACGCTTGCTTCTGTTCGTCACTACTGGGTCGGTCGGTTAATGTTTCATAAACGAGAAATAGGTAAATGCAAAAAGATCAAGGATCTCGCAGGAAAAAAATTAAGACATAAGCTTGAAACCGAATCTCCTGTTGGACTTAGTGCTAAAACAATTCATGAATCAATAGCTTCTCACGAGGTTATTCAAAAAATTGACGAAGAAATAGCAAATCATGAATTCATTGTAGAATATCTAACTAAAGTAGAAGCAAATTTTAGAGATGCTCAATACGGAATGACTAATTTAGCTAAAATTATAACACTCGAAACAACCTAATGGATGTATTAATAGATTTTGATTCCGTAGCAAGAAAACCTCAAATTAAATCCGACTATTTAGATTTAATCAGAGAAACCTTTTCTGTAGAAGACAAAGCTCTAGTCTTTATGAGAAAGAGACTGGGACGCAACATGCCCGTTCGCAAGTATGCAATTGCTAATAAAGGACACTTTGATCTTCCGTTTGCTGATCAATTGTGTATAGAATTAAAAGCTAAATTTCCAACAATTAATTTTAAATACACTGATTCTTTTAAACACGCCAAACAAATAGACCAGTTAGCACAAAATCATGTTTCACTTAAACTAGAGCCAAGAGACTATCAATCAGAGTCAGCAAATAAAGCCCTAAATAATGGATTTGGAGTAATTGTGTTGCCTACGTCAGCTGGCAAAACATTAACAATAGCACTAATTGCTCAAACCATTGTTCAAGAAAAAAACTACAACATTTTAATTTTAGTTCCAGATATACAATTGGTGCAACAAACATACAAAGACTTTATTGAATATGGAATTTCAGAAAATATAATATCTAAGTGGACAGGAAGCAATGCCTACAACGAAAACAAAATTGTTATAGCCAATAGTCAAATATTATTATCTAAAAAGCAAGATAAAGATGTGCTGCAAAATTTTCAAGTAGTATTTTGTGATGAAGTACACAAATTGGCTACAGCTGACAAAATATCAAAGCTCGTTAAAAACATAAAATGCAAACACAAGTTTGGTTTAACCGGTTCTTTGCCTGAGAATAATTTTGATGTATGGACCATCAACAGAATATTTGGTCCTATTTTGTACCACAAAAAATCAATTGAGCTAAGGGAAGATAAATTTATCTCAAACGTGAGAGTAGTTGGTTTAGAAATTTCATATAAAAATATTCCCGAATTTGCAAGACCTTCTATGTCGGAACCCACAGCTGGATACGAAGAAGAAATTACTTGGCTTCATACAAATGAATATAGGAATTCGATTGTAGCCAAGCTCGTCAACAAGTTAGAAACAAATACTCTAATATTAGTGGATAGAATAGTACACGGAGAGCACTTGCTTGATTATTTGAAAAGCAAAACAGACAAAAAAATTTACTTTATTCAAGGTTCAGTAGAACTTGAAGAGCGTGAAAACATGAGAGCATTAATGGAAGAGTCGACCGGCATTGTTTGCATTGCTATATCGAAAATTTTTTCTACGGGTATTTCAATTAAAAATTTACATAATATTATTTTTGCCTCCATAGGCAAATCTCGCATTAAAATTATTCAATCAATTGGCCGAAGCTTGCGCTTGCATCATACAAAAACAATAGCAACGATATTTGATTTAGCTGATACTTGTTTAACTTATGGATATAAACATTTTGAAGAAAGAAAACGTTTATATGTAACTGAAAAAATTCCATTAATTACAAACGAGCTAGTTGAAAATTAAAAACAAGCCTGTATAGTAACGCTTTAACAAATGAAAAATCAAAAAATTGCTCCAATTCCTAAGCCAGTAGTAAAACGCGTTAGGAGAACTAAAGAGGAATTGAAGGATGTATATATTAATCCTGAAGAAATGGAGAAATTGATTAAAGAGTATTACGGTAATGACATTATTTCAGACAAGCTAGCTGAAATGATTCAAATGATTGCTGTGAGACTTGCTTTAGCTAGAAACTTTTATTCGTATAGTTTTAAGTCAGAAATGCAAGGAGATGCTATTATTAAAATGATGACGGCTTTGCGCAGAAAAAGATATAAGTGCGACTCTGGGTACAATCCTTTTTCTTACTTCACAAAAGTGGCTTACCATGCTTTTCAAAATTGTATTAAAAAATCCAAAAAAGATTTTGAAACGCTTAAACGCTATCAAGAAGAAGTGTATGAAAGTCATATTTGCAGCGGACAAATTCCTTCTCGAAAAAATACTCACAATCCAATGAGCGACGATAATGCATCATATAGATACCTTGAAAGTTAATCCAAAAAACAATAAAGTCCTATTCTTTTCCGACCTTCATCTTGGAGTTCATCAAAACTCTCAGACGTGGCACAACATTGCTTTAAATTTAGCTGAGTGGATCAAAGGAGTAATGACGGAAAACAAACTAGACACTATATTTTTTGCAGGTGACGTGTTTCACGATCGTCATGAAATTGGTGTTAATACATTGCATATAGCCAAACGGTTTTTCAACAAACTGTCTGATTTCAACATTCATATATTGCCAGGCAACCACGATGCCTTTCTTTCTTCGACTGTTGAAGTAAATTCAGTAGAAATTTTAGAACACTCTAATGTATTCGTTCACTCTAAACCTACTACTTTATTAGTTGGCGACAAAAAAGTCACATTTTGTCCTTGGAAAACTAAGTTATCTGAGTTAGAAGCAGTGGATATGCTTGTCGGTCATTTTGAAATACAAAACTTTAGAATGACATCCGCTAAAATTTGTGATCACGGAGACAATTCAACTGATTTGTTAGAAAAAGCAAATGCTGTAATTACCGGACACTTTCACACAAGAGAGCACAGGCAGTATGATTCAGGTAAATACATTTTGTACCTAGGTTCCCCGTACGAAATGGATTTTGGAGACAGAGAACAACAAAAAGGAGTTACTATTATAGACTTTGATGATTTTAAAACAACGTTTGTTGAAAATCCAATTACTCCGAAACATTTTAGGCTAAAAATTTCTGAATTAATTTCAAAAAAATACAACAACTTACCTGATATTATTAACAACAATATTGTTAGTTTGTATGTAGATCAAAAAATTGATACATTAACATTAGATTTATTGATTTCTAAACTTAGTCAATATTCTCCTCTTCAATTCCGCACAGAATTCAATATTTTAGATAACGCTCAAATGGACACAAAGGAAGTCAAAAAACTTTCTATAGACATTGAAACAGCTTTTCATGAGTTTATTGATCACGTAGAAACAAGAGCAACAAAAAAAGAAGTGCTTGATAAATGTTTGGAATTGTATAAAGTATGCCAAACTGTACATGAATAATAAAGAAAAAATTGGTGTTGGAATTGTCACATGCAATCGACCTGAATATCTTAACGGTTTGTTGAGCTCGTTAGTAAAAAGCAATTCTGACATCGACGAAATGGTAGTAGTCAATGATGGCACTCCCGTTGAACACTTTGACCTTTTTAAGGGAAAGTGGCTTAATAACAAAACGAACTTAGGTGTAGCTAAATCTAAAAACAAAGTACTAGATTATTTGACAAACAAACAATGCAAGTATATTTTTGTTTTGGAAGACGATATCGTAATAAAGGACAGCACCGTTTTTACTCAATACGTTGAAGCTTGCAAAGTAAGTGGCATTCAGCATTTTAATTACGGGCCTGGGTCTCCTTTTAATCGCGTTCAAACTATTCAAAATCCAGATTTACACAATAGACATTTGTTAGACGAAAAATCGAAGCCAAATCCCAAACTCATTGTAGATTACAATACTTGTAAAATAGCTTTATATGAACATACAGTTGCTATGTTTTCGTTTTTCACAGCAAATGTTATTAAAAACGTTGGTTATTATCCAGAAGAATACGACAGGTGTTGGGAGCACGTGGATCACACATATCAAATTATTAAAGCTGGATATCATCCTCCGTTTTGGTGGTTTGCTGATTTAGCAAACAGTCATGAATTAATTGAAGAAGCTCCAGGAGCTATTGAAAATTCATCAATAGCTAAAGACAAGACAGAATGGATGGAAAGAGTAATGCAAGGAAGAGAAATATACAAGACAAAACACGGCCACTACCCAAACCAACCTCCTCTTGTTACTCAGCAGCAAGTTATTGACATTTTAAAAAGTATAAAAAACTCAAAAGAAAAATGAACGAAATTGTAACATACGGACAAGGTTATAAACTAAGCTCAGGAATTAAAGTATTTGTTCAAAGTGCTAAACAGCATTGTAATACCTTAACGATAATTTCTTGCGGACTAACACGGGATTTAGAGCAGTATTTAAATGACAACAATGTTAATGTAGTTGATGCTGAATCTTTAGCCACAAAGTTTAACATCCAGACATCTTTATCGCCATATACTTTAAAAGTAATTTATTTTTATTTGTACTGCAAACATTACTCAACCTCGTCCAAATTATATCTGTGTGATTTGACAGACGTATATATCCAAAAATCTCCGTTTAGTTTAATTACAAACGACAAACCATACGTTACGAGCGAAAATTTTAATATATGCAATTGTCCGACTAACACAACGTGGCTGAATTTATGTTATAATTCCGACATATATAATTTAACAAAAAAATACGAGATTATTAACGGAGGAAGCATATTAGGAAACATCGAATCTGTAACAGCGTTGCTTAAAGAGATGTGCACAGACATGACTCATGTCATATCCCGAATAGGGAATTATCAAAATATTGATCAAGCAGTTTTAAACAAAATTGTATATTTTGATCAATATAGATACAACATTTTAAAAAGCTTTGAAATTGCTAACCTAGCTCACTTTGGAACAGCCAAGGTAGAAACAAACTCAGTTATCACAATTAATAACAAAGAGCCTCATGTTATACACCAATACGATGTAATTAAATCATTAGAAAACTACTTGTATGTCAAATTTCAATAATAAATTCGATGTAATTGTGTTGTCTTTGGCAGTTGATGAAGACAGCTTTCAAACCACTAAAAAATGTGTCGATTCTTACATCGACACAGCCAATGAATTAATCAACAATATATACGTATTAGAAACTAATTCTAAATTTGACAAAAATTACAATCAACAAAAAGTGTCAGTAATTAAACCAAACAAACCGTTTAATTACAATCAATTTTACAACATAGGATTAAAGCAATGCAACTCTGAATATATTATTGGACCGAACAATGATTTAATAATCCAACCAGGTTGTCTTCAAACAATCTTAACTGAATTTCAGACAAACAAACAAATAAGTTCTATTTCTCCTATAGACAGAGAATGGCACAGACACACAAAAATGTATTTGCCAACAGACAATAAGCTCTATTATGGATATGAAGTATCGCTCCATATGTTTGGATGTATCTTTGCTTGTCGAAAATCAGTGTTCGACAAAATAGGGTTTTTAGATGAAAGATTTTACTTCTTTTATCAAGACAACGACTACATAATGTCTCTCGAACGATGCAACTTGCTCCACGGAGTACACACAGGAGCTAGAGTCAAGCACCAGTCAGGACATTCAAACAAATACGCAGAAGATAGATTAAAATATACCCCCAACAACATGCATGAACAGGGAGAATTGTTCATGAAAAAATGGTTCAACGAAGAGCCATACAAATCAGGTGGGTTTAAACCAGCAAATTAAATGAAATTAATAGGCAATTTTACTCAAACATATACAGGAAGTGTTCACTGGACTCCTGGAAGTGATTGCAAAAACAGAGACTTTTTAATAGATGCCTTTTGCAACGATAAAAACAAAATTAATTGTTACAACTTGTTGGATTATCAAACATTTTCGTTTCACAACATGGAGCTGTCCCACGCTCAAAAATTAAACAATCAAATTAAAACAGCATTACCAAAAATAAAAGGAGTGTGTTACAACGACACTACTTTAGGTAATTGCATTTTAACTCACTTGCTGTTTTTAAAAAAACAAGGTATGACTGATTTTTTGTGGATACAAGATGACGAATTTTTTACTCATACAAATTTTAATGACTTCCGTTATTTTTTGGATTTTTACAAAAACAACTCAGATATTAAAAACGTAAGTCTTTTATATCCAGTAAGCGAATTTTCTATCTTGGAATCCAAAGACGTTAGAAAAATACCGAATACTGAATTAGAAATTAGTTGTTTTTTTCCTACTGAATTAAAGCAAGTTAGACCGTACTCAATGGATTTTACTGCGTTTATTTGTAACATTGATTATTTTTTAACAAAGATGTTTGACTCAAGTTTTACAAATATCAGAGACGCATATCAACTCGAAGGTGCTGTTTTGCATAAAAGTGCATCAAATAACGTTGAACGAAGATTTTTAAATATTAAGTTCTTTGACTCGTTTAATATTGTAGGCATGGGAGGATCTCTTAGCCAAGCAACAGAAAGACTAGAAACACTAAAACAGTTAAAATTATTATGACACTACTAGATCAATATAACGCATTACTTAAAGAGTCTGTTCCTTCAGATAAGTGGCCAGGAAGGACAATCACAGATAAGGGAACCGTCCATTGTTACGTTCAAGAATATTACAATAAAAAATTTACTCCTTTGAAAAATAAACCAATCAAATTATTAGAATTAGGAGTAGAATACGGATATTCTATGAAACTCTGGTTGTCTTGGTTTACTAACGCGGATTTTATCGGTATAGATCCATTTCAACCAGAAACGTTATCTTACTTTAATACTCTTTCTAATTGCAAAGGAATTGAAGCTGATGGTTTTGCAGATTCAACAGTTTCTATGTTTGAAGACAACACTTTTGATTTTATTATTGAAGACGGTCCTCACACTTTAGAGTCCCAAATATTTGCAGCTACAAAATGGCCAGCAAAATTAAAATCTGGAGGAGTGTTGATTATGGAAGATTTGCAAAATCCCGATTCAGACGTTAAAGCAATTGCGGAACAAACAAAACACATGAAAGACGTACAAATCTTGTTTTACGATTTTCGTAGTAAGTCTCGCAGACACGATGATGTTATTATTGAAATAACAAAAAAATAACAAATGAAAACTAAAACTGAAAAATACAAGTTTAAAGTATCAAAAGACCAATATCACAACACTGTTGACAGCAATTTTGAAGATTTAAATGAGTCTACAATCCTTAATTTATTTGAAGAAGCGTGCTTAAATCTAAAACAAAAGAACCAACCTACATACAACATGATCGAATTAGGTTCAAATCAATCATATTACTCGTTGTTGTTCAAACATATCTTGGGAGTCGAACGCACTAAAACCATAATGGTAGAACCAGTAGAAACAAATTTAAATGTAGGAAAAAATCAATTTGAACTTAACAACTGTACAGGCATGTTTTACCACAGAGGTATTGGAAAAAACGCGAGCTTGTTTTTAGGAGAAAACAATTTATTATCAGTAACCCCGATAACATTAGAAGAAATTTTTTTAGAAAATAAGTTAAACAATGTAGACATTTTACATTGCGATATTGACGGCTCCGAAAAAATTTTGCTACCTGAAAATCAAAATTTGTTCAAAGATTTAAAATTTTCTTATATATTTCTAATGACCCATACAAACGAAATTCATTCCTTTTGCAAACAATTTTTAATTAATTGCAAATATCAACTGTTGTCAGAACACTTAATAGGAGCTCCAAACGTTGGTTGCGACGGACTTCTTGTATTTAGCTTATGAAAATTTTATATTTAACAAAAGGAGATCACGTTGATTATCAAGACGATTGTTTACTAATTGGACTAAAAGAACTGTTTGGAGCTGACGTAGTAGATTACAACAAACGCGATCATAATTACGTCTCTTACGATTTATCTGCTGCAAAGACGATGTACGGTAAAGGAATGACAGTTACCAGAGTTTTACCTGACCTCGAAGTTGACAGAACTGATATCACCTCAAAAATTAAAAACAAGTATTTTGACTTTGTTGTTTACGGATCAATTTGGAGATGCAATGATTACATCGAACAAATATTGCAATTTTATCCCAAAAATCAAGTAATAGCTATCGACGGAGAAGACGAAACCAACCTTCATAAAAATTTTAATTTAGGAATTCCTTATTTCAAAAGAGAGCTTAATTTCGAACATAGTCGCTTGTTTCCAATATCGTTTGCGTTTCCAACATCAAAAGTCAATTTCACTAAAAACAAAACAAGAGATTTTTCGTTTATAACTCCGTTAAACAAAAATACGTATGTGTACACTAATGAACAAGAATATTATGCGGATTACAGTCAATCTCGTTTTGGAGTCACTGTTAAAAAAGCAGGATGGGATTGTCTGAGGCATTATGAAATTTTAGCAAATGGTTGCATTCCTTATTTTTTAAACGTAGAAAAGTGTCCCGCTCTTACGATGACTCACTTTCCTAAATTTTTGTGTAATGAAATAAACTCAAATGTCACGCGCTTGAAAAACGACGAACTTTATGATAAGTTTATAAACAAGTTTGAAGAGCACTTTTTATCTCATAATACCACAAAAGCTCTGGCTAAATATTTTACCAACAAAATACAAACACTATGAAACGTTTCGACATCATTAATTCTTTAATTAAAAAGCACAACTACAAAAGTTATTTGGAAATAGGAACACAGTTCGGAGATTGTTTTAAACAAATCGTTATAGATCACAAAGAATGTGTCGATCCGCATAAATGTTATAGTGAATTAACACACGAAATGACATCAGATGATTTTTTTGCAAAAAACGTAAAAACATTTGATATTGTTTTTGTGGACGGTCTCCATGTTGAAGAACAAAGCACAAAAGACATCCACAACGCCTTGAAGATATTAAACAAAAATGGATCTATTGTAATTCACGATTGTCTTCCTCACTGCGAAGAATTTATTCAAGTATGTTTTAGCGGAACGGTATTTCGTTCAATTATTGATTTGCGTTATAACAATCCGGAACTAAGCGTTTGTGTTGTAGATACGGACTGCGGTTGCGGAATAGTTCAAACTCAACCTCCACTTCAAACAATATACAATGCTGCTCCCATTGATTTAGCAAAAACGTATTATTACTACGAAAAAAACAAGCAGGAGTTAATGAACATTATCTCTACTGAAAATTTTATTTCCTCTTTGAACAGTTGATAAATTTGTTTTGTAATTTATCATTACAAAAATGCGATTCATTACGTTTAAAACACTAGAAGGAAAAAACTTCTTGTCGTTTGGAGATTCAGTTGTAAAGGTAAATTTAAAATCAGGAGTTAACGCCATAATTGGCACTAATTATGACAAAGAAGACTCTAAGAACGGCGCTGGTAAAAGCTCTATAACTGAACTTCTTTATTACAGTTTGTATGGAGTAACGCTTAGAGAAATTTCTAAGGACCACATTCAAAATAGCCTTACAAAAGGAAAATGTGAAGTGTCTTTGGAATTTGATGTGTTGTCAAACAACAGTACAGACGAGTATAAAATCGTTCGCAAATTAAATCCAACAAAGTGTCAATTATTTAAAAACGGAGAAGACGTTACTCGTTCTACACTAGCTAAAACCAATGCTTTAATACAAGACATTATCCATACTCCGTCAACGGTTTTTCAAAATTCAGTTATCATGGCAGTCAACAACGCTTTGCCGTTTATGGCATTGCCTAAGACAGACAAACGCAAATTTATTGAAAGCGTTTTAGGGTTAGAGGTGTTTACTGATATGGTATTAAAGGCCAGAGATGACTACAGTATTGCAAAAAAAGATTACGAGCTCGCTTACGCCAAATTAGAACAGCAACAAAGCGAGCTAAGTTTTAACCAAACTCAATTAGACAATTACCAAATATCTCGACAAGAACGGCTAAAAAAGCTCGAAGACAGAAAAATTACTCTTGAAAAAGATCTTAATACTTTGCAAGTTAAGTTAACAACCACTCAAACAAAAGATCTTTCGTGCTCTAATCAACAATTAGAATCTCACAAACAGAAGCTTCAACAGTTGCAAGATAAAATAAGACAATTAGACAAGGGAATCTTTCAAGCACAAGCTGAAATTAACGCAGAAAAAAAGCAAATTGATAAACTACAAACAAATAAAGACATTTGTCCAACTTGTAATCGAGAATATTCTGAAGAACACACTCAGCACGTCACTAACTCCATAACCAACCATCAACAAGCAATCGACAAATACTCTGATACAATCGCAAAACTTAACGAAGCCAGCGAAAAAGTTACGGTCGAAATTTCGTCTTTAAAGACCACCATAAAAAATGAAGAAGCTAAAAAACAAATGTTTGAGGAGCAAATAGCTGCTGATTCAAACATTCAAACAAGCCTAGGATTTCTCAACAAAAGCCTTAAAGAAACAAACGACGAAATTGAAATAACAAACAACGAACAAAACAACGAACTAAAAGGAAAGGTTTCTACCCTTAGAGACCAAGTAAACGAAAACATTACTAGAGTAGACAAGCTAAATAATGATCTAAACGTTTTAGAAACAGTAAAGTTTGTTATTTCAGAAGAAGGAATTAAATCATTTATTGTTAAAAAAATTCTAAAAGTACTGAATTCAAGAGTAGCTTATTATCTTAAAAAACTTGAAGCCAATTGTTTGTGTCAATTTAACGAATTTTTTGACGAAGAAATTGTAGATGAAAATGCAAATCCAAAATCATACTTTAATTTTTCTGGAGGAGAACGTAAGCGTATTGATTTGTCGTGTTTATTTGCGTTTGCTGACATTCGTCGCCTTCAAGGAGACGTAAATTTTAGCACCGTTTTTTATGATGAGTTATTAGATTCTTCTCTTGACGACAAAGGAGTTCAATTGACATTAAAAATTCTCAGAGAAAGATTTAACGACAACAACGAATCTTGTTATATTATTACGCATCGAGGACCAGAAGTTTTATGTAAAGCGGAACACGTAATTCACGTAATAAAACAAAACGGAATAACTCGCGTGAACGACACATAATATGGCAATAAAATATCAAATACTGTCAGCTGCTTCTGCTGTTTTGTTTTTTTTATTTTATGTACGGTTTTGGGTGTCTATAAAAAAAATTATCTTGCCGTCATACGACAAGTTCAAAGAGCTTTTTTTCTACTACAGATTTCGAGAATACACAATTGGTGACCGTCGAACCCAACTATTACTATTTGCGGAATACGTTAAATCTGATGCACTAAATTTAAAAGATTTTTTAGTCACAAAACTATCTAAAGAAAAAACGTATGTTCCCTCAAATTTTAATGCATATGATTTGTTACGTTTTTGGAAGACTAAAATAAACAAAGCAACTATCTTTAAATTAAAAACACTAGAACGAGAAGGCATACAAAAGCCTAATTTTAATTTAGGCAAAACATACAATCATTTTTACGTATTCGGAATTAAAAAATTTCAGGATTTATATTATTTAGTAGACACTGTTATTTCCTGTTGTTTGTCTAGCAATGAACCGCTTTGGAATAGTTTAACAGAAAGTTTTGATGTAGACGTTTTAAAAAAAGCCAGACTTTCGATTGAAAAATCTTCACTATCTCGCAAAAAATTGTTTTTTTTACTAAGCCCGTTTATTTTAAAATATAAAAAGACAAAAAAACAAAAAGATTTAAAAAAAGTAGTAGATAAATTTATTTCGTTAACATCAACAACAAATTTAAAAGAAGTTAAACTATTGTTAAGTGGGTTACAACACTTTGCTCACAATGAGTTAATATACGACTCTATTAAATTTAAACTGCAAAACGGAGAATTGAGAGATATTTTTGACAATGAAACCACAGGATGTTGTTCTCTAGCTCCAACTGGTCCTTATTGGGACCAATATTATAGTGCAATGGATTATCTAACCAATAAAAGCGTAGCACTACTGCACATTAAGCCTCATAAAAATGATATTGAATTTTTTTTGTTAGGAGTGGTGTTTTTAGGGCTATGTAAAACTCAAAAAAACGAACGCGTGCTGCTAATAGATTCTTTAGAAGCCGCTCAATGGTTTCCGTATAACAAATTTGTAAATTTAAACGCCATCCACCATTGTTGTCTAAATTCAATCAAACAAATAGCAACTGAAATGAACGTCAAACACTTGTTTTTTTGTTCAAAGGTTGTAAATTTTACCGCGAAGGAATTTATAAAATTCATAAAGAAAACTTATAAATTAAACAACAACCCTGACAAGTTGTATTTAGAGCTTCTAGATTGCAAAAATCCTATTTATTTAGATGCATTTTATGACGGTTGCAATCCAATCAGGATTCCGAAAGGAATTGCTACTGGATATTCTGTTTACATTTCTTAATTTTTGTTGTAAATAAGCTCTATGTCAATGACTGTACCAATGGGAATCCCACACATACCCGGCGCTCCTCACGGCCTTCCTCCAGGAATTCCGTTTCAAAACTATCCATCTTCTCGGAGTCTGCCGCCTCCGGAAATTCCTGGAGAAGGATTAAAAAGAGCAATCACATATCTAGCTGATTATGGAGGATGTGGATATTATCGGTGTATGGCTCCCAATTCTCTTTTAAATTTGCATCAAAAAGCGTGCATCATTGAGTCAACAGCTATGATTCTTGATCCAAGGTTTTATCAAACCGTTCAAGCTGTCAAATTACAAAGACAAGCCACTCCTCATCAAAAACAATTTGTTCAATTTTTGAAAGAAATTTCAAAACAAATTAACACAAAGCTAATATATGAAGTGGACGATGTGGTGTTTAGAGAAGATATTCCTTTGTATAACAGAAATCGAGACGCGTTTGTGTCCGATGAAATCAGAAATTCCATTTTAGAAATTATGTCTATGATGGACGAAATTACTGTAACTTGTGATTACTTTAGAGACTATCTTATCGATAAAACAGGAAATAAAAATGTAACAACCGTTCCAAATTATCTGCAAAAGTGGTGGTTTGATCGCTATTACAATTTGGGAGATTTAATTAAAAAGTTTGAAAAAAATAAGAAAAAACCAATAGTAGCTATTTTTGCTTCAGGCACTCACATAGACGTGGCAAATAGAGTTAATCAAAAGGATGATTTTGAAACAGTAGTTCCCTATATTATTAAAACGAGAACTGAGTTTGAGTGGCATTTTTACGGATCCTTCCCTCTAGCAGTAAAGCCATACATTGATCGAGGAGAAATGAAGTATTTTCCGTGGGTCTCTTTGCCTAATTTTGCAGAAACTATGGCTAATTCGGGAGCTCAATTAACATTTGCTGCTTTGCAAGACAATACATTTAATCGTTGCAAATCCAACATTAAGTTGATCGAAGCAGGAGCAATTGGACTGCCTTGTGTTTGTCCTGATATGGTAACATATAAAGACGCTTTTTTGAAATACAAAACAGGAGAAGAATTTATTGATTGCATTAAAACGGTCACAAAAAATCAAAGCGTTTATGCTGAACATTGCAAAAAAGCCCGATCCCATACGGAAAAATTTTGGTTAGACGACGAACATAATTTAATGAAACATCACGAGGTATATTTTACTCCGTTTGGTTCCAAGGAAAGAAAATATTTGCGTTGACCTTCCGTATTATTGTAGTACGTTATGCGTAGATGTATAGATCTGCTACCTACAATCCGTTTAACGAGTCTGTGTTTTTACGTACATGGACGGAATCTGGCGATAGAATTGATACAGAAATACCATTTCGTCCTTACCTTTTTTTAGAGAAGGATAATGCAAAAGACGCTGTATCAATATTTAAAACTTCTCTAGTAAAGAAGACCTTTCGCAACAGCATTGACAGGAGAAAGTTTGTTGACAGCACTGCAAATAATCGCCTATTTCATAATCTCGGGCCCGAACAGCAATTTTTGATTGAGATGTTTAAAGATCGAAACAACGATCTAACATTTTCTCAGTTTCCATTAAAGATATTTCTGTTAGACATTGAGGTAGACACCACAATGGATTCTTCGTTTCCGACTCCAGAAAGAGCAGCTGTACCAATCAATCTCATTACGGTTTATGATACGTTAACTAAAACTACTCACACTTGGGGATTAAAAGAGCGATACGAAAGCAAGTCGCTCAATTGCGTTTATCATTGTTGCAAAACAGAAGAGGATCTTATATTACAATTTGTAGATTTTTGGAAAACGGATTATCCAGACATTGCGTCAGGTTGGAATAGTAGCGGGTTTGACTTTCCATATATTATAAATAGATTTGTTAAATTGTTTGGGGCAGACTTTATTAACCAACTTTCCCCTGTAGGAAACATTAGAAGCAGAAAGTTTTTTAACGAAATGGGCAGAGAGGTTACCGAATGGTACATTTCTGGTATTGCTTTAATTGACTATATGGTTTTATACAAAACCTTTTCGCCTGGGGAGAAAGAATCATTTAGTTTAAATTATATTTCTGAGCTCGAACTTGGGGAAGGAAAAACAGCGTACAATGCAATGAGTTTAGGGGAACTAGCTCACACAGACTGGAAAACGTTTGTTGATTACAACATCCAAGACGTTCACTTGTTAGTAAAACTTGAAGAAAAACTAAAGTTTTTGGAAATTGCTAGAATGCTGTCATACAAAGGATGCACCAATTTCGAATCGGCCTTAGGTAAAGTATCAATTGTTACGGGAGCTGTTGCAATACAAGCTCACAAACAAGGTTATGTTATTCCTACGTTTACTAACAAATTAGATAGAGAATCTTACGAAGGAGGCTTTGTAAGAGAACCAGAAAAAGGAATACAAAAAGCAATTGTAAGCTTTGACGTAAATTCACTTTACCCAAACACAATTATCACACTAAACATTTCTCCGGAAACCAAATTAGGGAAAGTAGTTACAGGAGAATTTGGCGTAACTCCTGAAGTAACTATCAAACTCGTTAACGGCAAACTTCACACTCTTTCTACAGACGCTCTAAAGCAATTTCTTAAAACTGAGCAAGTTTCTATATCAAAAGCTGGCGTAATGTATTCTCAGAAAGCAAAGGGGGTAATTCCTAATCTTATCGATCAGATTTATAAAGAGCGTGTTGACACAAAAGAAGCATTGCTAAAGCTCAAAAAAACAGGCAAGAAGGATAAAGAAACTCAGTTAAAGTTAACTTACTACAACACTCTTCAGTATACATTGAAAATTTTGCTGAATTCTATTTACGGAACGTTTGCAAACAAGCACTCTTCCTTAATGGACATTGATCACGCTATGTCCATTACTGTTACGGGTCAAAACGTATCAAAGGCTGGAGGATATATCTTGGATGATTTTGTAAACAAAAAGTACGGAGTCAAAGGTTCAATTACAAAATACGGAGACACAGACAGCTTATATGTATCAATAAATCCAGTACTAACGTCATTAAATATTCCGTTAACAGTTGACGGACAAATAAATCCAACGGTTCATGATATCGTTAACGAACTAGATAAACATGTTAACGAAGAAATATTAAATTGGGCAAGAAAAGAGCTATTTTCCAATGATCCTCGTTACGTGTTTAAGCGAGAAGTTATTTCAGACGTAGGAATATTTCTTCAAAAGAAGCGTTACATATTGCACGTGTTAGATGAAGAGGGCGTTCCACTTGACAAATTTAAATACACTGGCATTGAGTTAGTTCGATCGACTACTCCCAAAAAAGTAAAAGCGTTTATTGAAGATGTTATTAAAACTTCGTTGCTAACAGAAAACATAAAAACTTCAAACGACGTATATCGTTCGTGTTACGACAAGTTCCAGCAATTGGATCCAAACGACATAGCAGCAAGAACGTCTATAAACAATCTCGAAAAGTACGCGCAGGGAGCTTCTTTATACAAGTACAAAAAAGGAACTCCCTCTCACGTGAAGGGAGCAATTGCATACAATTTATTGATCAAGGAACTCAAAATAGATGACAAATATGAAGAAATTCAGACCGGTCAAAAAGTAAAAAAATTATATTGTTCTAAAAATAAATACGGACTAGATGCAATATCTTATCCTGCAATCTTTCCAGCTGAATTTTCTTTAAATGTTGATTTTGATCGCATGTTCAACAAACTTGTAACTCAACCGATCGAACGGTTGTATGACGCGATTGGATGGAGGCTTCCTGTTATAGGCAAAGAAATTCAAACAGATCTATTTGATTTGTTCTCCGACAACTAAATAAATGTATGTACGGCTCAGAACAATTGTTTCAGCAGCTTTCATACAAGGATTTATACTTTACATTAAAAAGTATAACAGAAGAAGATAGCAATTTAGTTGATTGCATTGTCGACGACGTTGTTGGAGATTTTATATACTTACTAGAAGTGTACGATCTCGTTTGGATCACTTCTGACGATAGAATTTTACTTACATCAAAAGGAGAAAAAATTATTCAGCATTTAATTATACCTGTTGAATTAACAAAATTATCAAGTAAGTTAAATTATAAAAAATTATGAGCAACACAACAACACAACCCACAGTATTCCTTGATACCATTGGCAGAACAATCATTGGAAATATTGTTTCAGAAACAGACACAACCATTTCCGTTAAAAATCCGGCTTTGGTTGCTGTACAAGCAAACCCTCAAACAAATCAACTGCAATTGCAAATTTTGCCGTTGTTCTTTAAAGAATTTCTGGCATCTCAGACAGATTCTACTGTTTGGGTGTATAAGAAAAACCTTATTACTACCGCTGAGCCAGTCAATTTTAACGCTCAATTTGTCCTTCAGTATAATCAACTGTTTGCTCCTCCTGCTACTCAAGGAGAGCCAAGCGTTGTTAAGCTGTTTGACGACGAAGAAAAGAAGTAAACAAAAAAAAGTTAAAGTTCAAAGGGGGAGCAATTGCTCCCCCTTTTTTATTGCTGTTGAAAATTCCTAAACATATAGGAGGATATATGGGCATGAGCAATCTAAAAGACATATTCGGCGACGTAGATAAATTAAACCCCGATGGCGGAATTCTTGATGATTCCACAATTTCAACTCCTTCTGATTGGATTGATACTGGGTCAAAAGCATTAAACGCTATCATTTCTGGTTCCCTATATAAAGGTGTGCCTGTAGGAAGAATTACAGGATTTGCTGGCCCATCTGGAGCAGGCAAAACTCTTATTATCAACAAAGTGCTGGCCAACGCTCAAAAGAAGGGGTATATAGCTGTCATTTGGGATTCTGAAGTAGCTGTAGATAAACAAAGTGCAAAAAACGTGGGGATGGACTTAAAGAAAACAAAATATTATCCAGTTGAAACAATTGAGGATTGCCGAAATCAAATTTCAACTTTCTTGGACAACGTCATTGCTGCAAACGATCCAGATCTCAAGTTCATTATCTCGATTGATTCACTTGGTAACCTTGCTTCTTCAAAAGAAATCGAAGATGCCCGTAAAGGGAAAGACGCAGCAGATGTCGGTCAAAGAGCCAAAGCAACAAAAAGTATGATGAGATCAATTACTTACAAAGCTGCTAAAGCCGGAGTTCCAATTCTTTTTTCAAATCACATTTATGAAGGTATGGAAATGTTTCCTTCGTTGATTAAGAATCAAGCTGGCGGCAAAGGTCCAATTTATTTAGCCTCTGTGCTAGTACAACTAGCAACCCGTAATGAAAAAGTTTCTGAAAATCCTGAAGAGCAATCCATAGCTATAGCAAATAACGTTTCAGGAGTTACGATGAGTGCCATGACAGTAAAAAACCGTATAGTTCCGCCTTTTCTCAAAACAGAGCTGTATCTTAACTTTAAGACAGGACTTGATATAAATACTGGTTTGTTTGATTTGGCGTTAGCATTAGGAGTGATCGTACAATCAGGCAAAACATATCAATTCGAAGGAGAGAGTGTTGGCTACCGTAAAAACATCGAAAAAGATCCTCAATTTTGGGAAAAGGTGTCTCCTATTCTTGAAGAAAAATTAAAAGAAGAACTTCGCTACGGAGCTGTTGATTCTGACGAAGCAACAGACGAAGGTGACAACGAATGAGCAAACTCGCAAATCCACACAAGCTTGACTTAGACTATTTTGAAACAATTCTTCTTTATAATGCATTAAGCAATCCGGAGTATTTGAGTTCGATTGTTTCTCATATCGATCCTTTGTTGTTTAACGACAAAAACGTAGGAAAAATAATTGAAAAAATTGGAACGTTTTTTAATGAGCGAGGAACAGTACCAACTGTTGCTGAATTAAAAGCTCGCATTACTTCAGAAGAAGACAAAAAAGCTTTAGCAGAAGTCAAACAAAAGTTAGGAAACGTTCAAGGACCGTTTAACAAAGACGAGTTAATTTTAAATACAGAAAAGTTTCTCAAAGAACGTTTTATATATAAAACAATATTAAATGTCGCAGAGAAGTTTTCTGATCAATCGTTTTCCATTGAAGAAACGCTAGTAGATTTTGAGAAAGCGTACAACATTACTCTTCATGAAGATTTAGGCCATTGGTACTTTGAAGATATTGACAAGCACGTCAAAGAACTCATTGCGATATATAATCCCGTTCCAACTGGATGGAAGTTTTTTGACGATAAAACGGAAGGTGGTTTATTTCCAAAAACTCTTACTGTTTTTGCTGGTCAAGTCAACGTAGGCAAATCAATCGTTCTCGGAAATATTGCAACCAACATGCTTTTGGCTGACAAAAACGTGCTGCTGATTTCTTTGGAAATGTCTGAGTTTATGTACGCAAAAAGAATTAGTACGCAACTAACTCAGATTCCACACGGAGACTTGAAAACCTTTACAGACGAGCTAAAGGAACAAGTTAAACACATACAGAAAAATATAAATTCTAAATTGGTAGTAAAAGAATATCCACCTAAAACAGTAACAGTTAGACAAATTGATGGGTTCATTACAAAGTTAGCTCACAAAGGGTTTAAACCAGATATAGTCGTAGTGGACTATATTAACCTAATTCAACCTGTTTCTAAAAACCTAAATTCTTACGAATATGTCAAGGAAATTTCTGAGCAGCTCAGAGCATTAGCATTTAAGTACAAAATACCTTTCGTATCAGCAACTCAGCTTAATAGAGGAGCTTTTAACACAGCTTCTCCGGGAATGGAAGGTATTTCTGAAAGCATTGGACTAGCTGCAACATGCGATGTAATCTGTTCGTTGTGGCAAGAAGAAGAAGACAGAGAATTGGGAATTATTAATATGGGAATGCAAAAAAACAGATTCGGTCCCAACTTTGGTAATGGAGCGTTTAAATGTAATTATAATACTCTCACGCTCAAAGAAACGAACAAAGATTACTTTGAGCCCGACGATTCTTCTGAAGATGTTGTCAACAACGCTAGTAACGCTTTAAGTAAACTAACAAATGACGAGTGAACCAACAGTATTTTTTCACAAAGATCTAGACGGCATAGTTTCTTATTTGGTATTGTGTTGGGCTTTAGGAAAGAAGCTCAAATATATAGCCACTACTCCGATGAAATTGGAGCAAGACTTTGATGAATGGTGCAGTAAAAACAATGCTCCGTCTTTTTTCTTAGATTTAGATGTATCAAAAATAGGAGCCAAGATCGATAAAAACACAACAATTGTTTTTGATCACCATAAGACTAATTTGTACAATTTTGCAAACGCTAAAACGCGTATTTACAACGAAACCTCTTGTGCAAAATTGTTGTACGATTACTTCTTTAAAAACAAACCGGAAAAAACTACTAATTCTCAAAAAACACTAGTAGCTCTTGCTGATGATTGGGACTCAAATACAAAAGCCACTCCTTTGTCAGAGGATTTAAACATAGTGTACCACTCTCTTACAAACAAAGTCGAGTCATTTATAGAAGATTATTACAAAGGGTTTTTTGCGTTTGATAAGTTTAAATTAAACACAATTCTTTTATACAAAAAACACAGACAAGAATATCTCAACAAACTCAATCCATTTTTTGGTAATATTGAATTTGAAGCCAACAAAGTGTTTGTTGGAGCAGTATTTTGCAACAAGTATGTCCAAGAATGTTGCGATTTTTTATTCAAACAATATAATGTAGACGTTTCTATTGCTGTGATTATTGACCAAAAACGAATTGCTGTTAGACGGCATCCCAACAATACCACAATTGATGTATCAAAGTTCGTTCAAAGAATTGCTAACGGAGGAGGACATGAAGCAGCTGCGGGAGGCAATCTTACAGAAGAATTTATGGAGTTTACCAAAATGTTGAAGCCTCAACATTCGGACGTTAATTAACCGAATGAGTAAAAACGTATTTGCTGAATTAGGAAGCCCTGATTCTCTTCCTGTCAACCGAATACTTTCACAAGATTTTATTGAAGGGTTGAACAAAGCTGGCGCGTTGTTTTCAATGCTAGAAAACAAAAAAATAAACGCAACTGGGTTGTTCGGACTGTTGTTAGAAACCCCTTGCTATCAAGATTTTTTTGTCGAAATAACGGCTTCTGAAGATTTTAGAGATTCGATTCTTTCGTTGTTGTATTTGTATCCTTCTATTGTAAAATCTAAGATTACTAAAGCAACCATACGTAAGTTAAATGCAAAAAACTCTAACAGAATTAGAAAAATTACTTTATAACAAGCACTTAATTGTTTCGAGATCTTTAAAAAACAAACCGTTTAAAGTCAAAAAAACATTCGACGATATTATAGATACAGATAAACACAAATATTTGACTCGTTTATCTACTCTTTTTAAAAAACACCCTGAGATTAATCCTGACACGTTCTTCCAGGCTCCATATAAATTGTATCCAGATGTTGCTTATTTTGGACTTGATTACTTTTCAACTATGCGCGCAGTTAAGGCGTATACTACTTACAAAAAGACTATTTTTTTACAAGATCCCGACAATCAAATAGACGACATTAAAAATTCTTTGGAATTTATAGTGAAATTTTGTGTAACAAACAAAATTTATTTGCATCAATACCCATTTCATCGCAACTCTGATGTATATACTTGGATGACACACTATAAAGAAAATAAAATTAACATTTATTCTGTAATGGAATTTTCTGATGTCTATTCGTCAGTGCAAAGTCTAGCAGAAGATGTACGAAAATTTTTTATTAGTGATTTTGTTGAGCAATTTAAAAACCTGTATATGCTCTATACTAAATCCCAAGTACTAAAACCATACATGCAAAAGGCAATCCCACAATTAAACAATTTTATCAACAAACAGTTGACAAACCCAAAACATAATATAGACTAAACATATGAGCACATATAACACCAAATCCATGTTCGAAGCAATCAAACAATCTCTTTCTTCTGATAAGAAGGAAGGCAACGGTAACGGATTGTACAAAGAAATTCTTAAATTTGAATCCGGGAACACCTATCAAGTTCGCCTTGTTCCTAATCCAAACTCTCCTAAAGAAACTATCTTCCACTATTACAATCACGGGTGGAATTCTAACGCTACTGGCAAATACGTAACAGCTCTTTGTCCGACTACTTTTGGAGAAAGCTGTCCTATTGACGCTTACTATCTTAAAACCTATCGTACGGGTACAGAATCTGAAAAAGAGTCAGCTAAGGTTCTTTCTCGCAAAGAAGGCTGGATGGTTAACGTGTATGTAATTTCAGATCCTTCTAATCCAGAGAACGAAGGCAAGGTTAAGATTCTTCGCTATGGCAAAGAACTATCCAAAATTATTGAATCAGCTCTTGAAGGGGATGATGCTCAAGAGTTTGGAGTAGAAAAAGTGTTTGACGTAGTTGAAGGTTCTACTCTTCGCATTAAATGCGAACCTCGCACTAATAGTAATAGAAATGCTAAACAAATGGTAACCTATTCAGCTTCGAAGTTTCTTTCTCCATCTAAACTGGACTTGAATGACAAACAAGTAGACGAAATTTATAACTCCTTGCATGATCTTAAGGCAGTTAATAAACAAACTACTTCTGCTGAGATGCAACGTTTGCTCGACGAACACTTCTTTAATTTGACCGTAGGTTCTGCTCCAGAAGAAGAGGAAAACGATGAATACACTCCAATTAGAAACGAGCAGCCATCAAAAACAGTAAAGACAGAAAATACAATTGAGTCTACATTTGAATCTTCAAGCGATGATGAGACAGACGAGTCTACTGACGAAAAACTCAAAAAGCTTCTTGCTGATCTCTAATTTTAGATTTTATACATATGGAATTAATTAAAAAAGCTAACGGTAATATTGTTCGAACTGCAGAAGAAAAAGCTCAAATGATTGAGCAAGCAGCTGAATATTATGGAAAATTCTTGACCTCTTTGGGGTTTGATTGGGCTGCAGATCCTCATTCTGCAAACACTCCACGAAGAGTAGCTAAGGCTTGGGTGAACGATTTGATCTCTGGATCAATTAGTCCGGAGCCAGAAGTTACAGCGTTCCCGAACGATGAGGGATATACTGGACTAATTTGTCAAACTCGTATTCCAGTAGTCAGTATGTGTGCCCATCACAATCTAACCTTCCACGGTATGTGTCATGCTGCTTATATTCCAGGCAAGCAAACTACAGACATGGTTATTGGCTTGAGCAAGCTCAATCGTATTGTGGACTTTTATGCTCGCAGACCCAACATTCAGGAGAGCTTAACAAAGCAAATTCACGATCATATTAATAGCTTGTGTGTAGGTAACAGAGGAGTCGCTGTTATTATTGAGAGCCAACATAACTGTGTAAAGTGCCGCGGAATCAAGCACGATAGTGTTATGAAGACGTCCCAGTTGTCAGGCTATTTTTATACTAACGAAGTTGGTAGCCGAGTAGAGCTATTTAACTTAATCGATCATAGTAGATTTGGGTCATAACAATGACCCTTATTGAAAAGATTAAATTTTTAATAACACGTATATAT